TGGATCAGCATATATTATATTATATTTCTTTTTCATGTCATTTTTATTATCTCCACTCATTTTTAACTACCATTCTCGATCAATGTATTTACAAAGACAACCCCTACAACAGAAATGTTTATCTCCTTGATTTGTTTCTTTAAGAGTTACCCAATCTTTAAAGCATGGTGTTCCCCCAAAATTACCAAATACCATTTTAGGATTTGTTTGATATTCTTCTTTTTTTCCACAAAAATCACATTCTTTTTCAATCAGTTCTCTTCTCATGTTTTTATACCTTTATTATTTACAAGTATATTCTTCTACTTCAATACCCTTAACCATTCTTAGCAATTTAGCTACTATGTGCCTATGACAAAACTTTTCAGGTGATTCCCAACAAAGTAAAGTACATGGAATAGAGTCTTTCAACTTGTCAATAATATACAATGGTGTTATTTCATTTTCATATAAAGTTGAAACATACTCTGTTTCATATTGTGCCTTTGATACATCCCCTTCTTTATATGCACATACTAAGGAATACCTTGGTACAAGTATGTCTAAAGTAGGAACATTAGCCCATACAGGCTTACCGTTTGAAATAGAAAAAGGGTTAGGCATTTCGGGATGCTTCTTTAAATTGTGAAAGTAGCTTGTGTATATTTTCATTTTTAACCTCTTCTTTAGTTACTTTTATTTTCTAATTTTGAATTTTCGATACCATTTAGATGCTTCCAAATAATCAGAAATTGTCAACGGTTTTGGGCAACGCTCATATGGTATTGATTCGTGTCTATAAGGTTCAATAGAACCTACCCATTTTATTCTATAACCTAATTCACATTCTTTTGGAAGTTCATCCTTTATACCTTTTCTATCAACTTTACACCCTTTACATGATTTCTTCTTTGTATTTATATTCATTTATCACCTGTTTATCTCTTCGTTTGGTTTCTCCCACGGAAACACAACCCAAGTATCCAATGATACTGTTTCAGCAGAGTAAATAGTACGATCATCTAAACTAATTGACCTGTAATAATACTGGTTTAAAAATACTACTGCCACATATTTGATTCTATGAAATCTTTTTATGGTCAATCCCTTGTGAATAATATCATCCACTAGTAGGATTTCATTTTCTATGTCATATTTTTTTAACTCTATTTCAGACAAAATAGGTATTTCTAAATGGTGTGCCAAGTGAGTAGCAACAGGATAACCACCACGCGGAATTGTGTAAATTCCCGCAAACCTTCCTTTAGGAATATCTTCGACAAGCTGATTTAACAGCCTTCCATATTCTTCGTATGAAACAAAACGTTTATTTTTGGAATTTGCTTCTCGATTGTCCAATTCTTTACTTACATATTCTTTCATATACTTACATTCCATACATTCCATTTTCATACCTCTCCTGATTCCAAGTAATTAATGAAAAATTCCATCCATAACCCTGAATTGTTTTTTGGTATTTCCAATGGATAATTTTCTGGATCAATTTCATTTTTTCGAGCATATTCTACTTCAAATTTTTTCAAGTCAACAATGGTATTCTTAACAAAATTTGCTAAAGGTATAGTTCTCATAACCCCTCCAATACTTGAAAATGTAATGCACCTGTTGACATTTCTACTACTCCAAAAGGATAGCAATCATTTGTATGTACTTCTGCACCAAGAAACAAACCTACCTTTCCACGTTCTATATCTTCAATTTTTGAAAAAGGATCAAACCAATCGTTTATTGCTTCCATTATTGCTGAAAGGGTTTCTCTACTTAAACCCATTACTCTTACTGGTTTATCGAATCGAACTATTGCATTTCTCCAATCAGCTAATTGCCTTTGAACATAAGCCTTACTATTAATATCTATAAATTTTTCCATAATTGATATTCTTAGCATGATTACTTATCCCCGTTTTTAAGTCTTAGTTTAGAGTCTGATACAGGTTTACTTTCACCCGATAAAAATAAATCTAATTGAATTAAAGCCAATGCTTCATCACAACCTTCGACCATTCTCTCTACTTTCCTCTTAAAATCTTTAAGAACTTCAAATTCAAGTTTAGTTATAACTGCAATACCGGAGTCTTGTAGTCTAATCTCTAATTCTTGTAACACTTCCGAAAATTTCATAATCCCTCCAACTCTTTGTTTATTATTTCCTTCCATTTAGTGTTAACCAATAAAGCCCTTTGAAATCTAACATCAAATTCAGGATTATATACCTTTGCCATATTATCTATTTCATCCCCATAAGTAAAGGAGTCTTCAGGTACTAATTTAGAATAGACAATAAATGTATTACGGCATTTATTTTCGAGAAATTCTTTTAAACTTTCAGAATCCATATTAATTTCTCCGCAATTACTTTATTAAGTCTTTTTCCACAATTGAAACACGATTTTTAATCGCTTCCAATTCTTTATTGACTTCTTTTAATTTTTCTATGTAGAACTTCATGGCTTTGTTTTTACCCACAATATAGCCCAAAATAAGTAAAGAACCCATCCAAATAAAAAATATAAAGTAGGTCATTAAAGTTTCCATATTTATACCCCTTTTATCAAAGATAAACCAAGAGTTACTTCAGGAAGGATATCCTCTACTCTTGCATCCCTCCATAGAATCAATTTTTTATCATCAGGTAGTACCATGCAGTATTCCACTTGGACAATCAACTTTTTAGTAAAGGATTGTCTGAATCTTGTCTTACCTGTCAAGCTAATTGGAAACTCATTTTTAGTCATTGATTTCTCCTAATTGTACTTATATACCCATGATATATTTTTGTTGAACCCGTACAAAGGAACCAACCTCTTATCTTTTTTAACAATGGGAAATACAGTACTTGCTAAAATCAAACGTTCTTTTGTAATGAAACCATTATCAAGAATGTAGAAGTCATCCTCTATATGATGGTAAACAGCAAACATATGCCCGTGAACATGACACAAGCCTATTTTATCGGATGGAAACTTTTTACTTTTTTCCAACATATCCCACATTAGAATTGCTTGACCATCGCAATCCTCTTTAAGTTTAGCATGTACTTCTTTTGCAGTAGGCCAATAATCCGATAACCCCCAATTCTCATGATCGGTAGTATAGCTAACTTTTTGTCTTACGTAGTTTACAACATCTTTTATATACTGCAAATCATCTACTGAATTGTTTAATAGCGATACAAAAATCCAACCTTCTTCACTTTGTTTTTGTCTGGCTTGCCAATTTGGTATTTTTCCCGCTTGCATATAACGCAAATCTATTACTCTTTTACAATGGGGGTTGTCCTGACTATATGGTTTACTTCTTGCAAATATCTTCTTGAACCAATCTATTATACTTTGAATTAATTTTTCCACTTAGTCCTCCAAATCTAAGATTTCCCAATCTAATAATCTACAATCCGGTTCGCCGAAAAGCGAACAGTCAAATTGAGATTTTTTAATCTGTATTTGTTTACATACAAATTCCTTACCCCATTTTACTTTTATTCGCATTCCAAATACATTTTTAAAATGTGTTTCTACAATTTGTACTTTAACTTCATTTTTAAATTCTTCCCCATGATACTTTAATAAGTATGCGTATAGATAGCATTCAACATCAGTTGATAATTTATCCGTAATTGGCTTACTCCATTGGTGTATCAACGTATTATTCACCAACATTTCTATTTTATATTTCAATGGTAATTTTTCCACTTAATCCTCCAAGTACATTTTTAATTCGTGTACTATTGAACGAAATATATAATCTTTTGCTCTTTTGTCATTGTGTTTTCTCCTTTAAGTTAATTAATAAATTCTATATCAGAACATAGAACGTCATGATGAACTACTTGTTTACTATCTTTTACAGATAATGATATTCCATAAACATGCGAAAAAGTTATAGCATCAATACTACATATACTTTTTCTTTTTGTTTTTGGATTATTCCATTTTACTTTTCTCCGTAATAATTGATTAGTAGGTATCTCGCTAAATTCAATTGTGTTCATTTCAATTCTCCTATACAATTTGTATAGCGTAGGGATTGTAACTAATGCCGTTACTAAAAACACAACAATTTTCATCATTATTCATATCTATATAAAACGTAAAAGGATCATCATTACCATAAGGTTGTATGTGTAAGCTAAAAACATTTCCATGCCAATTTGGATGATCCGGCGGCCAAATAGTTTCATCGTACTCAAATTTTATGTCTCTTACAAAACGATTGGCTTTAAACTCATTTGTTAAACGGTATAAGCTATCCTTAAACACTCTCATTTGGGTCTTAGAACTTCCCGGCAATCCCATATTATTTTTATACTTATAAGCAAAACGTACTGTTTTTTGCAATACATATAAAGTCTCAATTGCGCCCGATTCTTTATCTAAATACAATATAGGTGGAACGATATGAGTTAAATCTACCTCTTTATAATTGGTAGATTCATCATTAACTTCCTTATCGTCAAAAGATTCTACTAATTTATCTACTTCTTCATCATAGGTTGTATTTTCTCTTTCTCTTTTTTCTTTTCTAAGAGCTATATACTCGTCGAACATTTCTTTTAATCCTTCTATTTCTTTTTTATTCCCTTTCTGTATTTCACTAATCAAATCATCAAATTCTTTCATAACGGGAGGCTTATTTTTAATACTATCCTTAGTGCATCTTTGATACTCGCACTTGTCACATTCACCATCACAAGTACCATTATTACATTCGTCTGCTATATCGTCTTTTTTCTGATCTTCGTACTTTTGTGCTAAATCCAATGTGTGGTTCATACATTCTATTTCATCCTCCGTTGACCCCATTTGGCATTTGCAAGGTTTTGTTCTCCACTCACTCATAGGAGTACCCCCGCTAAAGTGATCTCCTGCATCGTGCCAATATCTTACTTTTCCTGTATCATTACATAATTCACATTTAACTCCTGTATTGTTGTTTAAATCACTCTTAACTTTTTTAGTATTAATATATTTGTTATATATCAACCAGTTTTCAAACCTTTCTAATATACCTGCTACTCCCCACAAAACCAGACAAGTTTGAATATCCTCTACTTCTTCATCTAACCATTTTTGAAATAATTTTTCATTCATATGTTTACCCTTATTAGTGGTTTGGTGCTATCCGAAACCGACTAGTTAATTTATTAGACTTCTCTTACCGTAAATTCTTCCATGAGTTCTTCTATTTTTTGTGTAGCCTGTTGTATTGCTTTGGGCCAAAGTGGACCACCATTAGGATTAATTTTAAGAACAGACACACAGCACTCAATACTTTTTCTGATTGTTTCCTGTTGTTCCCTCCAATGAATGAATTTAATTTCTTCTTGGTCACGTTGAATAGCTTTTTTAAGCTGTTCAAGTTCTAATCGTTTGTATTCAAGTTCCAAAGTTCCAATTTCATCTACTTTATTGTCCATGATATTTCCTCCTCTTGAGCTTATGATTTGCTCAATTCGTGGAGTCAGTATCGGATAGCTCACGTTTTACTCGATTTATTTTTAAGAATTATATCGACGTTTACTACATTATCTTCTTTAGAGTTGTTGGTTTCATCACAAACTATATCGTAATCGTACATTTCCTTACCCAAAGATATTCTTGATTTATATAAACCGTCTTTTCTAATACCAGAATCTACTTCAATTATTTTATCCATTTTTATTTGCCCTTATCTTTGCTAATCTTCTCTTTTGGGAAATACTTATTTTTATTTTAGATTCATCAGAATGAGTTTTACCATAAAAACTATTTTTACTGCCTTTACGTGATTTTGACATCTTCTTTTTAGTTTCTTCTGAATGCTTTTTCCCTAACATCCCTACATTATTTTCTGACATTTTCTTTTTGGTTTCTTCTGATAATTTTTTACCTAAACACCAAGGTGGTCTACCTTTTGTCGATCTACCTTTTAACTTCATATCCAACATATTATCAGCTTGAGTTCCAATAAACAAATGTTTAGGATTCACACATTTTGGATTATCGCATTTATGACATATACACATTTTCTTCTTGATTTTACCTACAAATATTTCATAAGATACTCTATGAGCAAATAATTGACCTTTATCAGTATTAAATATTCCATATCCATATCTTGTGGTATATCCTTTCCATATCCAGCAGGATTTTGTTTTCTTTATCATGGACTTAAATTTAATTATATCATTTTTATTATACATTTCTATACGTCCTTATTCGTGCCAGTCGTTCAGCATAATCGTAGATATGTAAACCTTTTGATGAAGCGATTATAGGCCCTAAATTTATGTTTAATTCATCAGCTATGTACTTCTGTAAAACAGCTATACCCGCAAGGTTAGCAGGAAAGCCATTCCACAAATCCCATGAACGAAAGTAGGGGTAGAAAATAAGGTAAGGTCTAGTCATATCATGATGTTCTTGATTGGTAGGTTTTCTTTTAAGTAGTTCATTGCAGATACTTGCATAAAGCCATTCTTCTGTAACATCATTAGGTAAAACAACCTCTTTTCTTTCCGGCATATAATCCTTAATAAAATTATAGAAAAATTCTTTCATATACTCAAAATTAAGTTCTCTTTTAATCCGCATATCAATGTGACGCAAACATGGAGGATCGGCAAGTAGGCAATCAAATGGTTCTCCCACTTGAAGTATTGCTTGATTAGTATTTGGAGTTTGCTTTAATAGTTCAATAAAATGCTGTACTTGATTCACCCATTCAGTAACGGGACTATTTATGGGAGTACCATTAGAATAAGTATTTCTTTCTCTTTTATGACCATTAATTCTACTACCATAAGTATATTGTTCTTTTTCATCAATATGATCGGTCATCAAATAAGGCATGTACTGTTCTACATAACCATTTGCAACAGGGTTTGGAATGTTCAAGTGACTTGGTATTTGAGGGAGCATCAAATCATAGGGTTCGGCGTATGGTTTTTTGATATAAATAACTACATGGTCAAACTCCATTCTTGTCTGTCCTACATATGAACCATGTTGAATTTCGTACTTGAACCCGTTGTCAAGCACGGAAGAAATACATTGAAACCAAGCATCTTCAATTGTGGTAGCTTCGATATAAATTGGTTTAAGATTCATTTTTCCTCCTTATAATGCCATCGTTTATTGTTTACTATTCTACTAATTTGATTTTGAAGTACACCAAACTTTTCACTAAGCTCTCTTTGGTTATATACCCCTTTTCTATACAATCTTTTAATTCGTTTTACATCTTTTTCTGTTAATTTTGCAGTTCCACACCGTTCTCCTCTATTAGATGTCCCATGTTTAATTTTATGTTTTTCATTTTCTTCTTTTGATACCCATGTAAGATTACACAATCTATTATCCGTATGATCTCCATTTAAGTGAGCGCACTCGTATCCTTCAATTGCACATTTACCTTTAAATGATTCAAGAACTACTCTATGTAACCATTTACTCTTTTTCTTCTTGCCTTGTTTATATAAAGTAATTTTTCTATATCCGTTTGCAGATAAACCCCCTTTTATTGTAGTAGGTTTTTCTGTTAATATTGTCGATCTTGGTTTATAGTATGATCGTACATTTCCTAAATTAGATACTTCATACAATTCTTTATAACCACGAACGCTTTTCCATTTTTCTTTCATATTTCACCAAGCGTCGGGGATATCAATCGCTTCGATGTAAACAGGTTTTAAATCCATTTTAAATTCCTTTCTTTGTTTTAATTAAGGTAGCTATTGTTTTCCAGTATGATAAATTTTTACGTAATATAGGAGCGCATTTATTTACTTTGCCATCCTTGATAACAAACCCTGCACATAAATATTTAGTAGTTACCCTGTATAAACCGTCTTTCATGCTAATATTAACACTTTTTAGAAAGGATTATTTTAATCGAAGGATAATAGACGGGATAAATCAATTTTGTTTTCTGTAAGTATTGAAAACAAACCTGTTTCTAATGAAACTATTTTTGAATGATCCAAATTCAAATCCAAATGAGTATTGATAGCTTCAATTATTTCATGTAGTATTGTACTAATAGTAGCTTGCTCACATAAATCATTTGATATTACTATTTCTTGTGTATCTGTTTTTATATATCCTGAATCACCACCCATTTCGGAACTTGCTTTTTTTAAAAGAGTATAATTGTAATTAAATATTTTTATCATTTAAATCTATCCACAATTACTATAACCACATTCGGGATTTTTACATATTCCGCAACCCCCTTCAAAAATAAAAGTTTGTAACTTACATTCAGGACATTCACTATACGTTACACATTCAACAATAGAGTAGTGTTCTTTTAATATAGAGTCTATTGCCATACCGACAGCATCAATACCGCTTTTAGCAATCCAACCGTCTTTCATCAAAGTATTTTTTCCTTGAATACCTTTCAAAGTATTTACTATTCTATCAATATTACCACCTTCTTGTAAATACAAGGATATTAAACGTCCTATGGCTTCCGTCCATGCTTTATCATCTGTACCACTTTTACCTGCATTAATAAAAAGTTCATAAGGTTTATTTTCCAAGAAAGAAAGTATTACATACCATTTTGGGTTAAATGGTATTTCAATACGCTTTGCTTCAAGAATTTTTTTACTTGGTTTTACTGCTTCTTTAAGTTCTACTTTATTTTCTTTATTTTGAACAGTAGAAGTTTGTGCTTGAATTTTTCTACTACCATCCCGATAAACAGTAAGCCCCTTACAACCCATTTCATAAGCCAGTATATAAACTTTAGATATATCTTCTATTGTTGCATTATTGGGCATATTTATGGTTTTACTTATACCCATATCTACATATTTTTGTAAACAAGCTTGCATTTTAACATGATTTTTATAATCTATTTCTGAAGAAGTAATAAAAAATTCAGGAATATCTTTATTGAATTTTAAGTATTCTTTTAGTAAATCATTACTAACATTTAAAGTAGAATCTATACACATTTTTTTATATTCAAAATCAAATATAGGTTCACACCCATTACTACAATTTGCAATTTGACTTAATGTTCCAGTAGGGGCTATTGCAAGTAAAAAACTATTTCTTCTTGCTTTAATACCATAATTAGTTTCATAAAATTCTTCATTATGTATTTTATCATAAGTAAAAACAGGGGCATTACCTTTTTCCTTACCTAACTCTATACTTGTTTTATTAGCCGTTTCATATATAAATTCCATAATTTCTTCTGCAATCTTAAAACTTTCATTCGAACCATATGTAATATGCATTTTAATAAATAAATCTGCTAATCCCATTATGCCTAACCCAATACTTCTTGTCAGTTTAGCAACTTTTTCTATTTTTTTAATTGGATAAAAATTAACATCTAAAATATTATCCAGAATTCGTACTGCAATACTAATTGTATTTTTCAATTTAGCATAATCAATAGTAGCAGAATTATTACAAGCATTGCTTATTACATGATTACTTAAATTGATACTCCCTAAATCACATGTACCATATGGTATTAAAGGGGACTCTCCACAGGGATTAGTGCTTACTATTCTTGCAATATGCTCTAAATGATTTTTTTTATTTGTAGAATCTATAAAAAATACCCCTGGTTCACCTAACTTCCAAGCATTTTCACAAATTAAATCCCACAAATATTTTGCTTTTACAGTCTTTACTATTTTATTATTCCATTCTAAATTAAAATCATTATTATCTTTTAAAGCCTGCATGAAATCATCTGTTATAGCTACTGATAAATTAAAGTGGGATAAAACTCCTTCGATATTTTTGCAAGTAATAAATTCTTCTATATCAGGATGATTAATATTTAAAATACCCATGCTTGCCCCATGTCTTACACCACCTTGTTGTATAACATTACCAAGTACATAATCAAAAATTGAAATAAAGGAAATAGGACCGCTTGATTTACCATTAGTAGTTTTGATTTTATACCCTTTAGGTCTAAGAGTACTAAAATTGGTTCCACAACCACCACCAAAAGCTTGAACATCCACCATATCTTTTAAAGTTGTAAAAATACTATCTCGACTATCTTCAATAGGTAAAACAAAACAGTTATGAATAAAAATACCATTAGCCGCAAAATTATGATATTTTTCAACTGATAAATCATAAACATCTTCTTTCCCAACATATTTAATACTAATAACTTTATGATTATCAGGTATGTAATTATTATACAAGTTAACTAGGTTATTAAAAGATTTTATACGACCATTTTTTATAAGTGTGCTTATACTCGATACTCTTTGCGGTTTATATTTATTGTAATTAAATTTTGTAAAATCCAAACCATTACTTTTCATATCATCTAATACTTTAAATACCTTTGTAAAAATAGCTTTATTAACAGTTTCCTTATTTTTCATACCATTATTTTTACTTAAAGCTTCCTTAAAATCTTTAGATCTTATACAACCTTTAGCTCTGCAATTACCTTGCATTAACTTTGATATTTTTCTTCTTCCTGATTCGGTAAACATAGCATTATGTACTTTAGCATGATAAGAATTATGCTCTGTCTTACTCATTTTCTTTAAATTTTTAGGTCTATTATCTTTATGGTTTTTATTTATATGATGAATAATAAAACCTTTTTCTATTTTATTATTTGTAAATTCTTCATATGCAAAACGTGAAGCATCTATTCTATCAGAATTAATATTTTTGTAAATTTCAAGTCTATCATGATAATATGCGTGATTAAATGGCATTACAGAATCATTAATTTTAATTTCATCTACTCGTTTATACGAACCATCCCGCATCATAACCAGATGATCGGCAGTTAATTTTATTTTGCATTCACCATTTTTAACAACATTACTATTGGAAATTCTTTTTATGCTATTAGAAAATTTAATATCATTAACAACAGATAAAGTTATTTCATAAACTTTTGCATTTTTTTTGGTTAATCTTGGATTAAAAGCCTTACCTATGCGTAACCTACCATTGTCACAACTATAAACTAAAAAATTTCTATTTGATTTTTTTGCTAAATCCCTAATTGTAAATTCCCCTTTTAAAGTATGTATAATAGTATCACCCGTTAAACATGCACTACCCATTCCTTTTTTACCTACTTTTAAATTTCTTAAAGCGGGGGAATTGGGTAAAAAATCCAAATTATGCATTAAATCATAAAATTTACTACTCCAATACTCTTGTTCTTCTTTATTTTCTACGGAAGCAAGGGCATTGGATACTCTATGACAAAGTTTAGACCAATCTTCTATTACATTATTAGATTCATCACGTTCATAATATCTTTTATTTAAAATTTTCTCTGCATTTTCAGTAAGCATTATATTTATTCTCCTTTCACTACTTCTTTTTTAAATTGCTTTTTTTGTTTTGGGCTTAATGTTGTCCAAAAACGTCTAAGCATTTTTTCTACGTTAGAACTAAAAGGTGAATTTTTAAAATAATATCCTTCATTACTTTCTACTAAAGGACCATGAATAGGATATAAATTTTTCTCTATTACTATTCCGGGAATATTTTGTCTACGCAAAAATTTTGAAATTCTACCGTTCATGTTATTCTCCTTTTTATATTTATTTGAAAATGGTGCGGAAGATGGGACTTGAACCCATACGATCATACGACCGAGAGATTTTAAGTCTCTTGCGTCTGCCTATTCCGCCACTTCCGCACATAGTTTAAATCAATCTCAATCCAGTTAAAAATTTTTCAAGTTCTTCATCAGTAATTAATTTACTACCTTCAATCCTATAAATATCCATTACTTTTTTATTAATTCTTTTTGCTAATCTAAATGCAGAAATCCCTAATTGTAATCGCAATGATTTTAGAATTAAGGCTCTTTGGCATTTAAACTTTACTACCTCCTTTACTATATCATCTTCACACATTTTATTTACCTTTTTTTAGTTTTCTGTTTTTATTTCTACTTGCTACTGATATCTTTTTCTTTGTTTTTTTCTTATCCTTACTTACGTATTTTTTTGTAAAAGTAGGCTTATGCTTTCGTGATTCAAATTTATTTGGTACTTCAATCTCTTTCGCTTTTTCTTCAATTTCTTTTCTTTCCATTACTCCATCATCTGTAATAACAGCAATATCAGATTTAATTTCTGGTATAGCATTATCTCCTACAATTAACACTTTTTGTTTTTCCATTTTTTCTTTTTGTTCCAAAACTCTACCCGCAAATCCTTTTTCATCTTCTACTACATCTTTAACATCCATTTAAACCTCCTTTAAAATGTAATCATTAAAATTTTTATTAAAATAATCCAAAGTAACCATTTCAATAATTGAATTTGAATGGCATACACCATTAAAATAATTAAATACTTTTATAAATAAAATAGTACATCCCCAATATTCTAATTCGTTATCCATTAAAATACCATATACTTCTACAACATACTCTCTTTTAAATAAAGCTTTTTCATCATCTATTGGTTTTCTAAAAACAGCGGGAAACTTCAATTTGGATATATCATGGTTAAGTATTTCCATTTATAACCTCCCAATCATTAGCTATGAGATCATCTACTTTAAATGCATAAGAAGTTTCATAAGATGTTTCAGTAGAACACATCAAAAAATACAAACCACCGTAAGGGTCTTTTCTTGCTTTAAGAAAATTATTACCCCACTTATTACGTTTAATCTTATCATTCTCTTTTATATTTTCTACTACTTCAATTATATTCATCAATGAAATTCCACTTTAAAATTACCCGTTACATTTACACTATAATTATGAACTGTCATTTTCAAGCCTGCTATCTCACATAAATTTTTTATTTCCTGCAATGCCCCCTTGAACATTTGTTCTATCATTATTTTAGTAAATTCATTTACCTGTTCTGCACTCATTACTTTTGCCATTGCCATATACACATTTAATATAGCAACTGGATTACCTAAATTATTTAATTCAGACAGATTACTATTTATAAGATTACGCAATTCTTCATTGGTTACTTCTTCCCCTACTGTAAATCCAAATGAATCTGTAAGAAATAACCCACCTGCTTGACCTACTACTTGTGATAATTCATAATCAGACATTTCACGCATTGTCATTTCTTCATACCTCCATTTTTTTGCTACTGGTTTTTTGAATAGATTTTTAATTTTATTAAACATACTACCTCATTAAGTATCTATAGCATTTTTAGAATGTACCAATAGTACTTCCCCTTCATCCATTAAAGCTGATACTACATCTATCACATTATCCAAAAACTTTTTATCGGATGCCCTGTAATGTTCAATACCTTCTGCTAAAGAATCCTCTACTTTAAACATTATAATATGTAATTCTTGATCCACAACAGCGGCATTAGTTTTCATATATAACCTCCTTACCACATAAACATACTACTTTACCATGTTTTTGGTTAATAGCAGTACCATACCATCTAAAAATATGACAATCTTCTTTACATTTTTTAGTAGGATTAAGCCAATCATAAACTATTTTTTTAACTTCTTCACTCATAGCCATACATTTTACCTTTCAAAAAATTTTATTTTTTCATTATTCCATAAAGAATCTTTTACTCTAACCCCATTATCAGCATACTTTAATGCTATAAAATACAAATCTTCACTTTCTATTTTACCTTGAATGAATTCCTTAACATATTTTCCACTTCTTAATTTATACTTTTTCAATACATGAATGACTTTACCTTTAGGATTTATTATTGAACCAATGCTTTCATTTTCAAATTCCCAATTGTATTCTGTTACTAAACTCCTTTCGTTTGCTGTTTCTGTTATAACATGATTTTTAAAATACACTTTTATACCATAGTCTTTCAAAAACTTATACATACCCTTACTAATACATACACTATTACGTTTCATTTTTCTACCTCCTTATACTTTTTCTGGTAATAGGTTTAAATTTCCTTACAAGTAGTCAACCATGAAAGTTTTTTATCCCAATCTATTTCTATTCCATTTGGAATATCAAGAGAACCAAAATTTGTATGACAATGTAAATGATGATTCCAATCCGGGTTATCATCCCCTTGTATATTCTTTTCTATTTGATTCCAAAGTTCAGGATATTTTTTTGATGCTTGATTCCTTAACACATTTTTAATTCCGTTAGAAACCAATACAGTAGTAGTTGGAAGTGCTTCTATTACCCATGCAAAAAAGAAAAAATTTCTTTCCCAATCAAATACACCTTGTATAAGACTTCTACCTTTTTGTGGATTATTCCATATATGAATAATTTCTTTTTGAAACATGGAATAACCTTTTTCCTTAGACCTTGATTGATCCATCCAATAAGGTATATATTGAGTACGATTATATTTAAAAGTAAAATAATTGAAATCTACTTTAGTACCGCTTGCATGGGAAGCATGACCAGTAGCAGTAGTACCATCAAAAGAACAGCCATCCCCTATGGATAATCTTCTATCTACTCTTTCAGGAAATCTTTTCCACAAAGGTATTGATATTGCCTCTATTAGCATTCTTGTTTGTAAAGTACAATATTGAGAACCCATGTTTCCCGCATAACAGAAACAATTGTTTGCATGTTCCCCCATTTTAAAAGACACAATTCTACTAAGTTCTTTAACTGTTGGAATTGTAGTATATAAGTCTCTTAAAGTTTTTATTTTCATTGCTATTCTCCTTTTATAAAAATAGCCGCCGATAAAACAGTAACCCACATATTTTTTATACCCAAAGAGGATTGACAAATGCTTTCTGAATTTACTATCTTGCCGGACATTTCATAAATTTCACGTCTTGAATCATAATCCTTATCAGGGTCAAACTCTATCCCTAAAGTATTAGCCAACATAGATGCCGCTAAATCTTCCGCATAATCCCCTGCTTCTTTTTCAGTCTGTCCAAATCCATGATGTTCTGATAAATAACCATACTTACCTTTTTCAGCCGGTAAAGCTAAACCAATACTTGCTACTACTCTACGATCATGTTCACTTGTTTGTTCCCTTGCCATTACACAATGCGTAATCATTCCATCATGTAATTTTTTCAATCCTTCTTCTTTTTGTAATATGCAACAATGCGGTGGAAATATAGATGATACTTGTACTAAATTCAAATGAGAAATTTTAGCATGGTAAAGAGCGTTTTCAAACGATGCTAATTTTTCTTTATTTACTCCTACTCCTTTTGTAAGAAACATGTATTTTGGTATATACATTTTATTCCCTTTCAGCAATGAGTAAATGCAATTTGAATTTCATCGAATAATTTTTTCCAACTATCCTCTTTTAACAATTTTTCATAATCATCATACATTCTCGAAAATACATTTTCAGGAAAACCTTTTTTAACACGCCTTTCATAACATATGGTTTTTGGAGTATTAAAAAATCTACCATACATGCAATAATTAAATTCATTACACATTTTGCGATAGTTTTCCATTATAGGTATTTGTAAATTAGTAGCATCCACTACTATATCATTTCCTCTTAACATATTTGCTCTAATAATTGTATTTGCCGTTGCCCTTGCAAACAATTCTGTTTTATCGTCATAAATACTACCTAATGCCAAACGTATATCATCCAAACATATAATTTGAGTATCATAAAAATATTCATTTACATAAGTACTTTTACCGCATCCCGGAATTCCTATCATCAAAGTTAAATTCATTTTTACTCCTTTCTATTTTTAAATGGTGGACCTTTCAGGACTTGAACCTGAAACCTTCAGATTATGAGTCTGCCGCTCTAACCATTTGAGCTAAAGGTCCACATAAAAAGTACACAGGGTGTTTCCCAATTACCCTACCAAACCCTGTAACGTAGAGGAGAATGGAGGTTTACGGATTTTTTTTACGCATTGTAACCCGTAAACTTTCCGATTGGGAACACGGTGAGATGAATTTACAATGCAACCTTTTTAAGGAAATACTTTTAAAGTAGTATTATTTTTTAAATAGAGAGGATGTTTAGGCATATTATTTTTAGTAGTACCAAAACAATAAATTGTACTATTAATTAATTCCAGTATTTCATAAACCCTGTTATGAATCAATCCACCATTGCCACAAGCTAAAACAATTAGATCGCTTTCCTTAACATATTTTTCAATATAATAATCATTTAATTTGCCAATGACTTTATTTCTATTAACACTTTTTAAAATAATTGGATCAGTACCAATAATTGAAAATATGTTCAGCATATGTATATGTCCAAAATCAAATTTTTTCGCAAAATACTTACATCGTCTAACAGTATTATCATCCTTATATTCATCGGCAATGGAAGGATTTAAACCAATAAAAGAAATTACTTTTTCATTGTTACTAATACTACTTTTTAAAACATAACGATAATTTTTACTTTTATCAAATATACAATTATTTATTTTTTCTACTTTCATCATATTATTCTAATTCTTTTAATATTTCTTTAATATGATTAATTACTCTTTCATCAAATTTTTTACGATCTTCTTCTGATAACTTGTTATACTCATTTTCAAAATACTGCCATTGACAACAAGAACGTAATGCTTCTACTTTTACTTTATATGGATTAAAATAAAAAGGGAAAAGTTTACATGCTTCCGGCCTTTCTTCATAAATACTACATTCCATTTCTTTAGTAAGATACTTACATTTAGTTACTTCACAACAATGCCTGAAACAATTTAAACAAATATTAAATTCCTTTTTCTTTTTTTCAATCCAGACTATACCATTACAATTATTACAAAGCATGTAAGAATTAATCCCTCTTACTTCATCATCATAGATTTTGGAATTATAAATATCTCTTTTACTGCAAGTACATTCATTTCCATTTTTTAAATTATCTCTTTTTTGTTGTTGTTTTTCTTTATACTTCTTTATTGCTTTCTCCGAAGAATAAGGTTCTTGACTTTCTTTTAATTTATTACCTATTAATGATATAAGTTCATTAGGATTGTTTGCAGATAATTTATTCATTACTTTCTCCTTTTTAAATTACTTAAATGTTTGTCAAATAACATTCTAAGTCTGATTAATTCAGAACTACATCGCATAACAATATCATGATGCAAAGTATCTGAATATAGTTTAGTTAACACTTTTGCTTTCTTTATAACCTTAACATATTTTTCTTTCCTAACCGTCTTGCCTTTTCTTGTCATTCTAAAATCCTTATCATATATGATAATGATACCGTAATCAGAATTGATTAGATTATCTAAACATACTTGATAAAGATTTTCAGGGATACCGAAGTAGAATTTATTCGGCATGTATTTATTACCATTTTTATAAATCATATGTTTCTTTTTCTTACTTTCATTTAGTATGTCCTGCCTACTATTTTTAATCTCTACTTCCAGAATTTCCTTACCATTATCTAAAAGTATGTCGCTGTTAAAACTACCTACTTCAGTAGCGATATACAAGTAGCGTTTCTTGAATCGGTAATGGTGTAATACTTTTGTTTTCATTTCATTACTATTCATAAAATTAGTATCCTTTCTACTAAAGTAATTATTTTGATTTTTTTTCGATGGGCGATACAGACTACCTCTCTCCTCCCTCTAACAACTAATGTGGATATAATATATACGGTGTCCCTTTCGGTTTTTTATGTTTATAACATATATAGGGATAATCGTTTTTAATCGTTTCTGGCATATATGTTTTTAACACTTTTAAAACTAGTAAGAAAAAACCATACTACTTCGATATTCGGGGACAATATGAAATTTAGGGTTTAATTCTTAGTAGCATCGAAGAAATGGAAAAAGTGTTAAGGGTTTTATGCGTTTTTCATTTTGAAAGGTGGGAAATATGATACGTTTTAATGAAAAGTACAGGGGAATAGCGGATGAATCTGATCCGCGTACATGGATTGACGATTGTTTAGTAGATACTCTTGATTTACTTCCCATTAAAAGGAAATTTGATTACATAAGAATACCTTTTATATGGGACAAACAAGAAACTTACTTTCAAATGTATACAGTAAATAAAACGATGCGAAAATCAAGAGGGGTATTCAATTACCTACTTTCCATTGTTTATTTACCGAAACCCAAAACTGACAAAAAGGCAATCAAGATTCAAAATAGAATTGAAAGAAAAATGAGAGAAATTTATCCCGTAGTTAATACTTACTTTTTATACAGGGATGTAGGACAGGATAAGCGTTACCATTTTCATTGTTACATATTTTCTTCCCCTAAAGAGATATTTGAATTTACGGATCAATTAAAATTCAAATTGGGTAGAAAAAAGTATCGAATCCATTACAGCTATCATTCCATACCGAATATCGAATACCAGACAGGCTACTTTGGTAAACCAATAGCGAAAGAATATAATGTTGACCGTAAAGACCTTTGGAATAATGAAAAAGTAATTTTGAATTTATATAAGAGTAATTTTGAAATACCTACTTCGCCACGATGCAAATTTATGTATTATGGATTAAGAGTAAATACGGATTTCATACATAGTAAAATACCAAAAGAAATCATAAATCAATTAAACAATGAAGAATTATTCTTTCCAAGAAGTAGAATTACTTTCAAATTTCAAGGGGATAAATTTTGTGGTCAAATTGAGGGTTTTAAACACCTACTTAAAAGTGAGAAACTACATTTCAAATGTAATGCGGCCATACTCGTTTATCATACGGATAAACATCAAGGTAAAGAAGGGGCTTTATACTTCGATGCTTTCTTTGAAAATGATAATTACAAAAACTACTTTATTTTCAAAAATTATGTTTTGAGTATATTCCTACCTGATAACCCAAGAAATCTACGCTATATGACCGTGGAATATACTCATTTGAATTGTCGTATTAAAAAACACTTTCCCAATAAATACATGTTCAAGAATTTAAAGCGATTAGGCATGTTAGAAGTAATTAGACGATTAGTAGGTAATACGAAAACATTGAATACCAGTAGCATAAATATGATACTTAAAAAGACAGTTTGGGAAAAACATAAATCTCTTTTTAAATTAGTAGGTAATAAAAAAGTAAAATGGTTAAAACATTACAATACGGTTTTCAAGCTACATGTACGATATAAAAACTTCAAAGAAATGCAGACCATAGCGTGTAAATTACAGAATGAGTTTAAATTTTATGATGTAGAATCGTGGTTTTGCATTACGGCTTTAAATCTGGATGGGTTATCCATATCGGGAGTAGTAAAGACTAAGTATTACCAAACTGTTAAAATGCTACTCAATAGAAGATTTTTTCTACCAGATGAAGAATATATGGAAAAACACGATTTAATATTCAAAGTAAAACTGCATAGCTCTTATGAAATCAAGAAATTCAGGATACACGAAAAAGTATCCTGCGGCGCACTAATGCCAATGGAACCCATACTGGTAAACAATTACGATTATTTATTCCAAAAGGCCAACAGGCGATATCTATACAAAACATGAACATCATATACTATAAAAAAGTAATGATAGAGTTAATAGATGGATTTATGCAATGGAAGCATAAATCTTTTATAGAATTATGCTACCCATCAAGAATAGCATTCTATGGGAGAGAAGATAGAAAAGAAGTATTGGCTTTATCATATAGTAGATTATTAAGAATATTTAAATCTTTTGAGCATGAATTATTTTATACTGCTTTTAGTACCGAACCTTCCATCTATAATTTTAATTCTGGATTTCTTTGTCCTTTTTGCATAGTACATAAGTATTGCTATAAATGTACCTTTGCCAATAGGCATGGTTCTTGTTTAGATTCAAAATCAGATTACAATTTTATACATAGGACAATTAAAAAAAGACATGATGTAAATTGGTTTACTTATTTACATAAAGAAATTACTACTCAATTATGTGATATATTCGATAGACTTGAAAATGAAAATTTACATACTTGTACTGTTTCAAAACGTAGAAGAAACAATCTAAGAAAATAGTAATGGCGTGTACTAATGAAAGCTACACGCCATTATTGTTTTTAAATACTACTTATTTTTCTTCTTCAATTTGGTTTCATACAAATCGGAAGCCCATTTTTTAAGTTTACCATCAGACTCTACTTTGGAAAGAATAAATCGTATATCTTCCTTGGTGAGTAAATCTTCTTCGGATCTAAGCAATTGGTACTTTTCCTGATCGCTTATACTTCTACTCATTATATCCTGAATACGAATATTGATTTTAGTAGTATCAGAAAGTTCTTTTACAAAAGTAGAGGAGCTATCATCTTTACCAGATTTTTTACCATAAGCCGCAAACTTACTAATGGTAATACGTTCATATTCTTCTATTGCATCAGTATCCTCCATTATTTTTTCACCTTTACTTGGAGGTATCAATTCCAACATTCCATTTCTGATATTGCGTCTAAGATCATCACAATCCATTAATGTTTTATGACTTGCTTGTTTTGAAATATCAATGGGAATCCACGTTTTAGGAATAAGAATTAAATCAGGATCACCATTTGCTCGAAAGTATTGAATAGTAACATCGCCTCTTGGTTCGGACCTATTCAATATAAAAATAGGAAGTTTGTTTTCAATAAGTACATCAAGGTTAAGGTTGTCTTCTGTAATGTCTTCTTTTTTAATTGCTGTTTCAGTCATAGCTAATCTCCTTTTAAATAATGGTTAATGATTTTCTTCGAGAATAAAAAGTTAAAAAATTCACCAAAAAATTTATATGAACTTATTAACACAATAATCATCGGATACTTTAACAAATGATCCGGTATCATACATTCATTTTCTATGCATTGAAGCAATTTTTTACGTTTGCTACATTCTTTTTCATTTTTAATACATTCTTCTTTTATATAGCCACAATTTTTACAAGTTTCAACTTTATTAATATTTTCCTTTATTAAAATTTCTAAAGCATCCCATTTTTTACCTACGGTAATCCCAAAAATCAATTTAAGTAATCTTTTTTTAGGTATGTCTTTCGTAATCATTATATGTGAAATTGGGATACGTGATTTAAGTCTTGGTTTCATACTTAATATACACGATGTCCCAATTATAACAGGGGAGTTATACTGACATATTTTTAAACTACAATCTTTAACACTTTTTCTGAAATAAGGACAAATGAAATTTTCTACTGATTCAATCATTTTTACTTTTGGGTATTGTATATCATCTATTAACAATTTTGATTGTAAAGAAAGTAATATTTTTATTATGTTTTCATTTAATAACTTTTCTTTCAATTCATTACTTATTTCATTTTTATGTAGCTTTGTTTCTAAAATGCAAAAGGGGTGTCTTTCCCCTTCACAATCAATCCAATTATCATAACAGAAATCATGCAATAAACATTTACCTTGTTTGCTAATACTAAAAATAGCTTTGAGCGAGAGTTCTTGAAGTGAGCTATATTCATCCATTTAGTAAACCTTTAATTTATTTTGTAATTGTTTGAGTGTTTTAAATGGTCCTACATTTTCATTGGAATCTTTAGGGTAGAAAAACCATCCTGTTTTCTCTTTACAAACCCCACCTACTTCCTCCTTAGTGTACCATCCTTTTTCATTCCTTATCCATCCATCTTTCATATTACTTTTCTTTCTTTAAGTTTTTTGTAAATTGGTAATCCACTTTGTAAAATACTTAGATTGTTTTTTTCAATTACATGATGCATCAACATGCAGTCTGCAAAATGTTTATCCTTTAGCAAGTAACCCAATTTTTTAAAATACTCTATTACTAAATCATACTTAACACTTTTACCATTTACTTTTAGCATTCGTTTCCATGAATTTGTTAAAGGGGAAATTTGCTTGTTCATTTGAAGACAAGCAAATACAAAACAAAAAATAGACATATTCATTTTTTCAGGACTTATGCCTCTTGTAATTCTACGTGCAACATACCTTTCAATTATTACTTTGTCTACTGGTTTTATATAAAGTTTTGCTATTTTATAAAATGAATTAATCGAATCTATATTTATTTGCAGTTTAGAAATATATGGATTATAGCAAAAATATATAGGTTTATTGTCTTTTATATAGGCTAATGCGAATGTTTTCATGCCTGGATCAATTGATAGTATCATTTTATTCCTTAATTTAGGTATATGTATTTTAAAATTAAATACTCTTAACACTTTTTCAATATTAACAATATAGGTGTTTATTATGAACATAATAAAAATTAAATTAGGTAAAAATGAGTATGCTTTAAACTATAAAGGGGAATTGTTTAAAGTGAATTCTGATGGCAGTATAGGTAAACGTAAGTTTTATTACTCTGATCACCTTTGGTTTACTGATGATGGTGAGGAAACTGAATCAATTTGGCCTATTCATTCCAAAGTTATAAAAGCTATTAAGCAATTGGAAGAAATGGAAAGGAACAAACCAAAGGAAGAAAAAATACCTGAAAAAAAGGTAGAACCAAAAATAGATGAAGAAACAGAAAATATTAAAGAGCAAATAGAAGAAAAACAACAAGAGCAAAAAATAAATGAAGTAAAAGAAAAAAGAGATATTAAAAAATTAAAAGAAGATAAGGAGTTTATTGATAGAAAAGATATCAAGATTAGTAAAATGAAACATCTTGATTATTTCATTGTCAATGTTCAAATTGGTAAAAAGAAATTTTCTGCATATGTGAAACCATTACCGAATAATACATGGGTTGTTCAACAAATGAAAGGTAGTAAGTTGGAAACCCTTATTGGTAACTTTGAAACTTCGGAAAGTGCTATTAAACATTTTGCGGATACATTGTATAAACAATTAGAAATAAAACATTTGGAAGAAACAAGAAAAGGTGGACAATTCAGAGGAAAACAATGGAATTGGAAAGTAGGGGAAAGAATAATTACACAAGAATATGGTAAATATTTAATAGGGACTATTGAAAGAGTAATAAATGATTTTATTCTTGAAAGGATAGGTAAAATAGTACAAAGCAAAATATTAGTAAGATACGATATAAATCCCGATGCCCTTATTGAAGTAGATGCAACAGGGGATCATATAGTAGGTCGGGCAGTCGATACTAATAACCCTAAAGCCATACCCCCCGAACAAATTCATTTTTGGTTAAAAGATGATCAAGAAGCTAAACAAACATTAAAACAGGATTACGATATAGTTATTGATCCAAAAAATTTTGATACAAAACTCCATGATACTTGTAAACAAAATTTAATAAATTTATTGGATACTATTCGTACTTATGTGAAAGACAAATATATGGGGGATGCAGTTTTATATTATGCCCGTACTGAAAAAATAACCATAAACTCCATGGGTAGTTTAGGTGTTTATTGGGAATACTCCGATGGTATTGCTATAAGGTATAATGAATTACTAAATGTAGCTACTTTTGATGAAGCATCTAAAACATTAGTACATGAAGTATTGCATTACAGATTTGTTCCTGTAAAATCCAAATTGAAAAAATGGTTAAAAGATAATATACTTCAAATACTAAATATAGATAAATATCCAAACCCTTATGATATTAAACCAGAAGTAGTAAAAAAATGGTTGAAAATGTATTTTATGCCCAATAAAGAAATCGATTCAAATCAAATAAGATTATGGTTTAGAGTATGGCGAAATAATTTTAGAATTCATGATGAATTATACGCTCTTACTCATTTTTATGAAACTCCTTCTGCCTTGCTTTCAGTAAAAGCAATGGGCAAAAAATTTGAAATTCAGCAATCGGATATATTAGCAAAGGCTATATATAAAAATTTTAGCACTATTATAACTAAGTAGTTAAAAAGAGAGGACAGAGGTTAGCTCCCTTTTTCATATTGCCTTATTCAATTTGAATTACTCTCTTTTTATATAATTTCAATCTAATAAGGGGATTGATATGAAAACTTGTAGTGTAAAAAATTGTAATAATAAGTACTATTCAAAAAAGTATTGTAAAAAACATTATCAACATATTTATAGATATGGTAAAATTTTAGACAATAAAATAAAATACGAATTTTGTAAAGTAGAAAATTGTAATGGAAAACATTGTTCAAAAGGATATTGTAAAAGGCATTACGAACAAATTAAAAAATATGGTAAAATAAAACCATTTAAAATAAAATATGAAAAATGTAAAATAAAAGATTGTAATGGAAAACATCGTTCAAAAGGTTATTGCCAAAAACATTATAACCAATTATTAGTATATGGTGAAATTTTAAAAAGAACAAGAATTGATAAAAATGAAGTAGTATTTTCTGAATATTATTGTGGTATATGGCTTTATAATAAAGAATGTAAAAAAGTAGCTTATACAATAATTGATAAAGATGACTACGATAAAATAAAAGATTATAAATGGACTAAAATGAATAATGGATATATACGTAATATGAAAAATAAAAAATTTTTACATCAATTGATAAAGGATTCTAAAAATATAGATCATATTAATGGAAATACTCTTGATAATAGAAAATGTAATTTAAGAAAATGTAATATAAGTGAAAATACAAGAAATTCTAAAATACCTAAAAATAATACTTCAGGGTATAAAGGTGTAAGTTGGAATTATAATAAATGGAGAGCTACAATATTTATAAATAATAAAAATATTGTAATAGGTAGGTTCAATAATAAATTAGATGCCGCATTAGCTTATAATAAAGCCGCTAAAAAATATTTTGGGGAATTTTCAAGGTTAAATAAAATATGAAAACTATTGCATTATTTGATACTCCTTTTTCATACAATTTAAAATATATAGCTAAAAAAGTAAAGGTTATTATAGACAGAAAACCTTTAACTTTTATTGTAAAAAAGGTTAATGCTAATTTTACATTAAAAGATGGAAGGGAAGTAAAAGTAGAATTAAAGCCTATTGTGTATAGGTTTCCAAGCAAAGTTGATTTCAAAAAATTCAATGTTATAATTGACAAATTGTTAGGCCATAGACATCATTATGTAGTTATGTATGAAATAAATTTTACCATTGATAATAGCAGATTCGATAAAGACAAGAAAAACGATAAGGATATTTTTAGTTTATTTGCTACTTTGTTGAATATTATCAAAAAAGCTAAAAGTAAATTGAATATATACTTTTTGATGTTTGGAGTTGTTGATGATGAATTGATTAATAGTAGAAAAGATTTATACGAAACAATGGTTAATGCATTACGTAAAAAATTTAATTTTAAGTATAAGTATCGTATGCAAAATGATTCCAAGGATTATTGGGTTTTGCTTGATCCTGATATGTTAAAAGAAAAAGGTACATTACTTTCCAAACAGTTGGATTCTACCCCATTTAAAATAACCAGTAGTGAAAAACAATTTATACTAAAAAGGAGAGAACAATGGCAAATTCAATAAATCTCAAATGGATTACGACGTTAATCAAGGATTTGGGAACGCAATCCCGTAGGTGTATTGCACAAGAAATCGAAAAGGAATTCACTTTTGAATCTTTTTCAGAAGGGGAATTACTTATTGAGGCAGGTGTTACAGATGTACTTCTTACAGGGGAATTTGATATACTGTTTGCCATGGCATCCAGTCCTTTTGAAGTAAAAGTAGGTGACATTGCAAATACAGCAATTACTACTAAATTATTTTCTTTTGAGAATATTGCTACTGCTACTATTTTTTATTTTGGTAATCCTAATCTCATTGACATGAAGATTCAATATGTAGCCGCCAAGAGTGCTTAATTAAATTAAAAGGATAAAACAATGTTCAAGATTACAGCAAGTGAGAAACAACTAATTCTGAAACGTAGAAAAATACAAGCTAATCTTGATGCAATAATGAAATCAGGATTAGGGGATTGGGTGAAAACTTATCAAGAATTACGTAAAACAGGTAATGTAAAAGATGCTAAACAAATAAAAAAGAATATAGATAAAGAAATAAAAAAGAATAAATTAAATTCTGATGATGTTTACTTTTATTATGGTGATCCCGATAAAAGGTAATATATGACTATTTTAGACCCTATTGCTACTTCAATGTGTGAAAGTATCAATTCAGAATTGGATTCTACTGCTAAAGCTGTTGAAACATCATGGAAGACTACCAAGAAAACAAGACGCAATTTGAATAAAATGCTTAAAGATTTAAATGCTTCCGATGATTTTAATGATAAACTAAAAGAATTGTCTGATTTAAAACAACCAACACCCGAAGAAATACTTGCTCATATTCAGGCATGTAGTTGTTTTAAAACTAATGATATGTTTAGAAGTGCTACTAGTATTGTTTTACAATTATCGAAAGGTGTAACTGATACTTTAAGTGGTGTAATCGAATCTTCAGCTAATCCTGAAATGCTCATTGCTAAAGCATTAAAGAATTATGAAGGTTTGATAAAAGGTGCGGGTATACCTGATATGATGAAAGAGTTTCCAAAAATAGTAGAATGCCTTACTTCTTTTTGTGGTAGAAATGTAAGTGACAAAGTTGATGCAACAGATCAATATTTAAACGATATGTATATCAATTCTGATGGGACAGTACAAATAACAAGACTTTGCGGGGTGAATAATACTTCATCGCAAGCTACTGCAAATATTTTTACTGCTTATGATGAAATAGAAAATCAATATAGTAAAAGTATTGATTCATTAAAAAGTATTTTTTAAGGAGAAAATTTGAGAACTGGTGCTATTAATTTTAGTAATACTCGCGCAAGAAATGTAGGAATTTCACAAACTACACCACCACTTGCGGAATTTGAAATGAAAAAAGCTGCACAAGCAGGAGACAATGCGTACAATATTAATTCACCAGAATGTTTATTATATAAATATAGTAGAACAGGTAGAAAATGCTCCTGTTTGGAATGGGTTGGAACACAAGGGGAAGATGATTCTGCAAATGCATTTGATATAGATGCGCCTGTAATAATCATTGATGAAAAAGAAGATGATTTACCGGATTGTACTACTGGAACAGATAGAGAAGAACAAGCTGTAAATGAAACATTAGAATTACTTCAAGCACCCAAAGATATTTGCCCTATATGCTATGCTACGGGTATTGCCGGTAATTATCGTTTGATAAACTCCTTTCAAATAACATTCGATGTTACTTTTTTAAGAGACACAAAAAAATTAGTAAAAAATGAAGTTTCCATAGTACAAGGCAGACCTTATTATTTTGTTCCAAATACTTCAAAGGCAAGTCTGATTTATACAATCGATTTGCCTTTATACTTTTTAAATGTAGATAAAATATGCTATATTGATAAAGAAAGTAAATCATATATCCCTATGGATTATACGGATATTTATATTGGAGTACATCAAGGAACAAGAAGTAGATTCGATACAGTAGATTTGCAAACATTATTAAATTTGAATACCAAAGTGGATATTGAATTTAAAGTAAGAAAAGAAGTGTATGGTTTCTTCTTACGTTTAAATAATGGTTCTCCTTCTATTGGAGTAAATTTAGAGAATATAACGGATAGAATTGAAAGTGGTGAATATGATTACTTTGATACAATTAATGCAATGATTGATTCCAGAGAATCAGTTTCTACCAAGGATATTTTAAAAGATACAAGATATAATATATATTGGAAAATAGAAAGCGTATTGCAAAAAAATGCATTGAAAAAAGATATTGGTAAAGAATGTGCATTACGTAGAGTGAAAGAATTTGAGGTTCAAGCAATAATACCATAATAAAAAAGAGAAAAATAGTATGTTTAAAATTACTGCTAAAGAAAAACAATTTATTTTGAAACGTAGACAAGTAATTTCTAAAATTTCAAAAATAACAAAAATATCAAAAAACAAATTACCTGATGGATGGTATTATTTAGGAGAACCTTATTATTCAATAGTAGAATATACGAATAGAGGTATAGGTACGCATTTAAAAGAAGTAGTGGTTACTTTACCTAAAGAAGATTCCTCTGATCATGGTAAAAGTATTTATGTATTTTTACGTGGGGAAAATAATACATCATTAGATTTTAAAAAATTTACAGATATTAAAAATGCAAATAATTATGCATTAGAATTAATGAACAAAAATTCTATATAATTTAATGAAAGGGTAACTATATGTTTAAGATTACAGCTAAAGAAAAAGAATTGTTACTTAAAAGTAGAAAAAAGGTAACTGCTTATAATGGTGTAGTTTCTGTAGAAGAAAATAAAGAAGTAAAAAATGCTATACAATGGGAAACTATTAATGGAAGCTATTTCCCTTGTGCGCGTACTATCCCTAGATTGCCGGAAGGGGTTTATCAAGCAATAACTTCAATGAAAGGCCCATTTTTACAAGAGAAAAGTTTTCCTACTGACAATCTTCTACGTTTTAATGATCCTACTCATAATGAAATAATTAAAGAGATTGATAATTTTTGGGGTTTGAAAAAGAATTATGATAATTTTGGTTTTATACACAAGCGGGCTTTACTAATGCATGGACCGGCAGGTTGCTTGGATAAAGATACTTTTATACAATATGAAGTAAGAAATGAAGATGGTACACGTATTAATCATAAAGGAGGTACTATATCTAAACTTTATAAAAGATTTAATGGATTTAAATTAAAAGTAAAAATGCCTAATGGAGGTTTTAGATATGAAAAGTATGATCCTGATTTAAAGTATTATGCTTCTTCAATAGATGAAAATGGACATATTTTTAAAAATGAAATAGAAGCAGTAGTTTATTCAGGAAAGAAAAATTGTTTTAAAGTATTTACGGATAGTGGTGATTCTATTGTAGCCACAGAGGATCACAAATTTTATGTGGGTAAAGGTAAATATAAGTCATTAAAAAATTTAAAAATTGGTTCTACTATATTTATACAATCGGATACAGCACATAGAGTAAAAAATAATAATGGACGTAAAAATAGGTATAACAAAGAATTTTACGTTAAATACCACCCATATGCCCCTACTAAAATAGTTTCGAATAGTAGTGGTGACTATGAATATAAACGCTTAATAGAGTATAGAGCTAAAATAGAAGCTAAATTAAATCAACTGGAATTATATGAATATATTAATAGACTAAATAATAATGAACTTGATGATTTAATATTTTTACCAGTAGGGGTACATATCCACCATAAAGATGAAAACCCTAACAATAATAAAATGTCTAATTTGGAAATAATGGATGGTAAAAAACATAATGGTAATCATTCAAAAGAAACATTAAAATATGTAGGAATTGAAACAAAAATTGTAAAAATTAAACCTGTTGGGGAAAGAAAAACTTATGATATATCAATGGCTGATCCATATAATAATTTTGTAGCTAATAATATCATTGTTCATAATTCTGGTAAGTCTTGTATTTCTAAAATAGTAACTCAAGATGTTATTAAACGTGGTAATGTAGTAATAAATTGCGATAATATTTATACACTTGTACCTGTACTTCATATGTTCAGACAAGTAGAACCTAATCGACAAGTACTAGTACTTTTAGAAGATATAGATTCAATAGATGGACAACATAAATTGTTGTCCTTATTGGATGGAGAGGATACCGTAAATAATATATTTTATTTATGTACTACAAATTACATGGATAGAATTGAAGAACGTATTATTAGGCCGGGGAGATTCGATAGAAAAATAAAAGTACTACATCCACCAAAAGCAGGTAGAATTGCATTTTTAAAAGATAAACTTGGAGATTCACCTGATGTAATGGATTTGGCAAATCGTACTAAGGGCTTTAGTTTTGCCAGTTTAAGAGAATTACTAATTGGTATATATTGTAATAAACAAAAACCAGAAAAAGTAATAGAACGATTACTGAATAAAGGTGCTGAAAGTATTACAGCTTCAATAAAAGAAGAATCTATAATGGATGAAAAAATAAAACATGCTATCAAGGCTATTAAAAAATGAAAATATCAGATTACATAAGTGAAGTAGATTCACTTGATCCAATAACATATTTTAAATTTTTAGAAAATGCTGTTAAAGGTTCTATGCGTGTTTTTGTATTAGGAAAAACGCATGGTAAACCTATATTTTTATTAACCCCTGAAAAAATTAAAAAGAAATTACCTAATGTTCTTTTTTGTGCAGGATTTCATGGGGAAGAAATAGCGGGATGTTGGGCTATATTGCGTTTCATAGAAGAATACTACTCCTACTATAAAGATTACGCAAATATATCTTTTATGCCTGTTGCTAATCCTATTGGATTCCTTAATTTTAAAAGAAATGATAAAGAATCAAAAAGTCCAAATACATTTTTACATGAAAAAAATATAGCAATAGAGACAAAAATAATACTTAAAAATTTAGATACTATATTAAAATTAGGTAAAAATTGCATAGTATCATTACATGAAGATGCAGACGAAATGTATTGCTACTGTTATGGGTATGAAAGAAGAAATAAACCGGGGAAATTTTCATATGTAATACGGAAAGCACTTACGGATTTTCTACCTTTAATAAAAGATCAAAATGTAAATGTGACAAAAGATTTACAAGGTAATATTCTGAAAATTAGAAAAGGTATAATTTTTCGTTTTCATGATGGTAGTTTTGAAGATTTACTTTTTAGAAAAGGTATACCTTATGTAGGTGTAAGTGAAACCCCTGTTAAAGCAAATTTTGAATTAAGAATAGAAGGTGCTATGAATGTAATTAAAAGTACAATAGAATTTATAACGGGTACAGAAATAATGAATTTTGAAGGATCAAGACATATGAGGATGCAATGAGTATAAAAGTAATAAAAACATTTACCAATAAAGAAGATATGATAGAATCAAGAATTGCGGAAATAGGTACGGGTTATTCAGTAGTATTGGTGGATTTGGATGCTATGGAAATTTTACCTACTTCGCAAATATTTCCTTATTCAATGAAGGATGCAAAACAAAAGGCTTTTGATTATGCTAAAAAAATAATAGGTAGTACTATTAAAAAATGGAATTTAAAAAATATAGGCTTGCAAAATCTTGCAAGTGTAGCGAAACAATGTAATACTTTTGATGATTTTAAAAAAGAATATTTGATTAATATAAGACATGGTTTATACTGGCATGTAACCGATAATCCTGATTTTAAAATTGATCCTAAAACAGGACCAAGGGATAGAAGTTCAATGTCTGATGGAGATTCCCCGTCAGTAGGCAGTTTAATGATTACTTCTGATTTGGCGCATTGGGCTGAATACTATAAAAAAGATAGACACTATGCCGCTTTAATTGATATGTCAAATGCAAATTTAAAAAATTATGAACAAGTAAAAAGAGGTTTTGGGAATGAATTTTTTGTAGATGAAATTGGTACAAAAAAGGCTAAAGTAGTAAAAGTAGTACCTATAAAAAACGCATTAGCCATGGATAAACGTTATGATAGTATTAAGCCTACAAGTGAAGATGCTTTAAAAGATTTCTATGAATTTGTTACCAAGAAAAAAGTAACAGCTAATAGTAAACAAATAAATGAAGTATTAGAATTTTTTGAATGGCATGATAATTATAGAGATTTATACCCCGGTTATAGCGATTATGAAAATGAGTATTCAGACGAATACTTTTTTAAAAGTAAGGAAGATGCTATAAGAGAAGTAGAAACTATTTTAGATATGTTCAAATCTATATCTAAAAATAGTATTATTAAAATATATCGTACAGTTTATTTAAATAAAATTGAAGATTATGATAGTGAGTATGGTGAAAGTTGGGCATTCGATAAACAAAGTGCTTTAGAGTTTGGTAAACATGCTAATTGCAATTATTTGGTAGTAGGATTTACATCTAAAAATAATGTAGATTGGAAAGAATCTATAAAGAGATATATAATATATTCCTTTGGGGATATAAGCGAACAGGAAAATGAACTTGTAATCAAGGATACTTCTGAAATCAAAAATCAAAAATTAATATCAATAAAAGATAAAAAAGAAATAGCAGTAGCAAGTGTAAAGAAAATTATAGTAGTGGATGTTCAACCATTATATGAGAAATTCATTCATTTTGACATTGAAAAATTTTTAAAGCATATCAAAGGTAATCAGGTTTTATATTTGTATAATGGAAAAACTTCTGGTTTATCTGATGATACAGAACAACAAATTGAATACTGGCTTTATGAAAAAGCAGATTATACAATAGAAGATGTATTTACTAAAACAAAATGGTTTGACAAAGGCTATGGTTTTTTAAGGTCATGGATGGATTTAAATGTAGATCATGATGCAATAATTAAAGTGTTACAGTATATGATGAAAAACAATATCAATGATTCACGGGATATTAAACAGTTGCAATTAGTAGATTTAATAGGGGATGAATACCAAGATTGGATGAAAAATGATTGCATATATTTTCCAGATTTAGATTGTGATATTTTAAAATCCATGAATAATTGTGAATTGATTGGGGGTGGTTTGGAAGAATGTTTAAAGGAGGTAGAATTACTTTTGAAAGCTTGCAAGATTAAGTATAAAATCAACCATAACTTCATTTATTGAAAGGATGCTTACATGCAAGCAGTATGTAAAAAGTGTAATCGAAAAGGGTTTCCGAAGTGTATGGGTGAATGCGAAAAATTAAGTAATTTTCAGAAAAGTTTAATCAATAGGATATTTTCTTCAAGGGATGATTCTTACGATACATACAGAATAAATGTATCCAAGGATATCAAATTTTCTTACTTACAATAAAAAAGGAGAACAACATGATTACAATTTCTTTGAACACTAGTGCGATTAATGCGGCTTTAGGTGCAAATGCTAATTTGTCTGTTGCTATTAATGACAAGGAAATTACAGAAGCAGGTGTCAATTTTACTGATTCTGAATTTCTTAACATTTCCCCCGAAGACAAATTGGAATTGGAAACTTTATTAGCTAAAGGTTTTGTTGTTGTTCTTTCCGATGGTTCTCCCATTACTGATTTAAGTTCCATGGAAAGCATGACGGGGGGTACTGTACCAGTAGGTAATTTTACCGATTTGAATGTTACTAACGATGCTCTTATTGGTGGCAATGCTGGCGTTACTGGTGATATTAGTGGTGCAAATGTCGAAGCTACTACTGGTGATGTTGTTGCTACTTTAGGGGATGTAATTGCTAATGGTAATGTTGAAGCTACTACTGGTGATGTTACCGCTCCCGCAGGAAGTATTATAGCTAATACCGATGTTGAAGCTACTACGGGGGATGTAAAAGCACCTTTGGGCGCACTTTCCGGTTTACTTATGGAATTGACTAGTGTTTTTGGTAGTAATTTTAAATTGAATTTTTATGAAGAAACAGTAACGATTGCTGTTGGCGCAGGTATGGCCGGGGTTGCTACTCTTGCTAACCTTGTTCCCGCCGCTAGTGTTCTGGTTTGTGCTTTTGTTCATGTAAGACAAGCTCCGGGTGGTGGTGCTACTACTCTTGATGTTGGACGTACTTTAATTGCGGTTGATGAATTGGCTGACGGTATTGCTGTTGCGCTTGATACCAAAACTAATTCTTGGCTTCATGCGGTTCCGGTTGCATTTGTTCACAATGTTACCGCTGATACTTTAACACTTACTACCGATGCTAATGTTACCGTTAGTGATATGCTTGTTAATGTTTCTGTTCTGGTTGCCGAAGCTGTTAATTAACATTTAAACATAATAGGAGTAATAGGGGTAGTATTTCTACTACCCCTATTTAAAAAGAAATGGAACTTAAAAAAGGAATGATATTTACGCATAGTAAATGGTTGGGTGAAAATCGTAAACCTTTAAAATGTATAATAACCAAAATACAAAATGGTAAAGTATATTGGAAAGGTATAAATGAAGAAAAATCTAAATTATATTTTGATATAGAAGATGCAGATAAGTACATATTAAAAAATTCTATTGAGGGGAGTTATAGTATGCAACTTACCAAAGAAGAAAGACAATTCATTATTAGTAGAAGAATAGCAATAGCACAACATGTAGCACAAGAAGCAGGTAAATTGGAATTAGTAAAAACAGATTTAAAGACGGCAAGAGAATATGCTGAAAATCTTTTTAGTGAAAATGGTAAAGTATTAGAACAGGAAATACCTAATTTTGACAAGAATTATAATATTGCAAAAAATCTGGCTAAACTTGGTTACGCTCAAAGAAAAGATATGCCGGTTATTAATACAAGCGATGTAAAACTTTTTCAGGAAAGGTTAAAGCAAGGTACTATTGACATTAATGCACCATATAGTCCTGAAACACAAAAAGACCCCTTTCCAGAAGGTTTGAAAGGTAAGGAAGCAGTTGAATGGTTAAAAAAAGGATTACGAATTTATGATGGTGCAAAAGATGAAACTGATGATATTATAAAAATAAAGATTGATCGTGTTAAAGTAGGTGATTTAAGGCCAATTCAAAAACAGATTTACTTCGATAAAGCGATGAAGGATACTGCTAAATTCGGTGCAAAAGGAAGTACTGATTTTCTTACTACTAAAAGTATCTTTATATGCTCAAATGATAATTATATTATTGACGGGCATCATAGATTTTTAGCAGGTGTTTTAATTGATCCTAATATGAAAGTACAAGTTTTAAAAATTGATTTACCTATTGATACTCTACTTCCATTAACATTGGCTTATGGTGACGCCATTGGTAATGAAAGGAACAAATAGAATGATTAAAGAAAAAGATTATGTTAAACCGGGGTTAATATTAGACAAATCAATACATCCACTTGATGTACCAGTACTTAGAAAAATGTTAACAAAAGGTAAAGGAAAATTATATGTTGTAAAAATGGATAAACGATATGCAGAAGTATCAAGTAATCCAAAGGATGTTAAAAATACTTTAAGAGTACCTTTAGAGCATTTAATGGAAGCTAATTTTAAAATTACAGCACAAGAAAAACAATATATTTTAAGTAGACGGAAAATACTACAAGGTAAAAGTTATTATGATGAAGAAGATGAAGGGTATTATATTGATGATGAAGGTGATCGTCATAAATTACTACCTGTTTCCCGTGCTAAAGGAATGGCATCAAAGTTTGCACATTTGGCTCAAAAAGAGTATGATAAATGGGATGAATCAAATGAAGATACTTATGCAAGGGGCGGTATCTGTCATTTTATAGCAGACGCAATAGCAAGTTTGTTAAATGATGTAGGAATTCTTGCTACTACTGTTAGTAGTAGTCATGAACAACACGTTTATGTAATAGCTGTTTTTATTGAAGGTGTATATAGTATTGATATCCATTGGTCTGTATATGAAAAAGGTGGTGGTTTTACATGGAAAAAAATACCTGATGTAAAATTTGATGCTAGTGATATTACTTTTTATCTAATAGATAGTGACCCCCAAACATTTTCGGATAATATAGATTAGTAAAAAAAGGGGGGTAACATGTTTAAAATTACTGCGAAAGAAAAAGAATTTATTTTTAAACGTAGAATGGTACTATCTAATATAATGAATGATCCAAAATTTATGGAAAATCTTGATGCTTGGCTTTTTAAGAGTGAGCAAAAAAACGCAGAATATATAAAAAAAGTAAAAAATGATATACCTAATATGTTTACTAAATATGATGGTGTTTTATATAGAGGTATGACAGTAGATCAATCTTTTATAGACCAATTAGATAAGGGAATTGTATTTAAAAATATAACGTCATGGACAAAAGATAAAAAGATAGCTTTAAAATTTATTGATGATCCTAAATATAATTTCACTAAAGGTAAAGGTATTAAAGTACTATTAAAAAAGAAAATACCTAATAAAATTATTATGGATATTTATAATTTTATATTATTTACAGGTGGTGTAGGTTTGGATGAATTAAATTATGATTCTGCTTTAAAAGAACAAGAAGTAATAGTTGATGCTGGCGTAAAAATAAATAAAAAAGACATTACTTTATTATAAGGAGAATGTTATGTTCAAAATTACTGCAAAAGAAAAACAACTTATTCTTAAACGTAGGCAAGCATTATCTGGTAGTGGTATTGTACCTGACTTTGCTAAATTTGAAAAGAATCATTATGAAGTAGATGATTACCCATTTGGATTTAAAAAGACTAAAGCTATTTTTGAAGTAGTACGAAAGGGGAATAAAGAAACTGTTTCCAGAGTTACAGTAGACCCTAATACTGGTAAATTGAGTAAGCCTAATCTACTTACTTATGCCAAGAAAGCCATATTAGGTATTGATAAAGAAGGTAAAGTATATCCTGTAATGCTTACTATTTCTCATATCGCTATTTTTTCAGGTAATATGAAACACAACATTGCAAATGTATTTCCTGATGATCCTCAATTCAAAGAATTATATAAGGAGTTTTAATGTTTTCTTTTATATGGAGAGTACTACTAAAAACATTATATTCTTTACATGAACCAAAGGAAGAAAAAGATGTTCAAGATAACAGCGAGTGAAAAACAATTTATACTTGCACGTAGAGGGATATTAAAACCCTTTAAAGAATTAGCTGATTCAATGCAAGGTAAAACCCAAAAGGATTTCATTGCAAAATTTGGTAAACCAGTAGGCAGGGGTAAAGGCAGAGAAGTATATATTTTCAAATTAAAGAATAGAAACTTTGTAGTAAAAAGGGCTTTAAATGAATTAGGTGAAGACCAAAATGTAAGACAAGATGACGTTTACAGGATAATGGGTAGCCCTAAAATTTTATGCCCTGTATATGCATTAAGTGACGATTGTAAAATTCTTATTATGGCCTATGCAAAACCGTTGAAAAAATTCAGTCAAGCCATGAAAAATGCCATAGGTATAAAAGAAGTATTCATAGATGATTATCGTTTTAATCATCTTAGTAGAATGGAATTACTTGCTGACGAAAAGTGGCAGGAATTAGGTAATTGGGATTGGGGTGGTGAAAAAGGTTTAGCTAATGTGTATTTAGATGGAAAAAAGAATTCCCCTGATACTCCTAGTATAGGTTTTGGGGGTGATTTTATTCGTCCTTCCAGTTGGGGTATTTTCCTTAACCGTCTTGTACTTATCGACTATGGATACTAAAATGAAAATTAGTAATGCTATTCTACTGGAAGTGATAAAGAAAAAGACAAATACCAAAACACATTTCCATTTGAACAGAGACAAATTGGATGATAAAGTATTTTACAAAAAAGTAAATGACTTTTTGAATAAACAAAAAGACGATGTTATATTTTACACGTTTACTTACAATAACCAATTGAAAAGTAGAATTGCAGTTAAAAAAGATAACAAGTATATTCAATCTTATATGGATGGTGCTGAAAAAACAAACTGGTTTATTGACAACAATACAATAGTAGGTGGTGCAAGAATAGACCATAGGATAACGGGTAATGAATTTTATACTGCTATAACCTATGTAGAAGTATTTTACCCGTATCGCGGCAAAGGTTATTCCAGTACATTCATGAAATATTATTATAAAAGCATAGTGAATACCATTAATAGAAAAAACATAACAAAGGTAAAACAACATGCTTTATTGGAAAGTAGCATCATGAAAAAAGCATTGGAAAAAATGACAATACTTCTTAAAAAGGAGTTTACCAATGTTCAATTCAAAAATGACTTTAAAATTTCCAAACTCTATAAATGAGTATCATAATAGATTTCATTCTATTCAGATGCCTTGGAAAGTAATGGTAGGTATGTTCATTTTTTTACCTACTTTTATTTTTCAGCCTTTTACTTATGTGTATGGGATACTTGTTTATCTGTTTATATTAAGGAGGAAAAAATGAATTTTAAAAAGACAGCGAGTGTTGTTGTACTCATAGGGGGCTTGTTAAGTATAGTATGGGGCTTGAATAATATTTATCTTCAAAAAGAAGTGTATGCCAAGGACAAGGAACTTATTATTGCAGGGCTTGAAACATTCAGGGAAGAAACAGTAAAGCAATTTCAACAAGTGGAAAATTATAGAATAGAGCAATCCAAGCAAAATCAAAAGCAAGAGGCTATAAGTAGACTCTATATCAAAAAATATGAATTAGTAGAATACAGACTACGTTTAAGAGAACTGCTTTTAAGATATCCTAATGATGCAAATCTTAATAAAGATTATGAAGATGTAAATAAAAAGATACAAGAAGTAAATGAACAAATAATAAGTTTGGAAATTGAAATTAATATTAATAGATAAGAGGCAAACATGTTCAAGATAACAGCGCAAGATAAATCATATATTCTTGCAAATGTAAAAAAGATTTCACAACAAGAAGCTATTGATAAACATTACTTTGGACCTGTTTGGCATGGTACGGAACAGGAACGATTGAAAAATATAAAAGAAGAAGGGTTTAAAATTTTTGAAGGATTACCCGGAGAAGGTTTAATCAGAAATGGGTTTACTGGTAAAGATTCTGAAAAGATGCCCGTTCATTTAATGGGTTTTGGTATTTATTTTACAACGAGTAAAAATGTAGCAAAGATGTATGGTAGGGGTAGTTTAAAGGGTGCAAAGATGTACTACTTAAATGTACCAAGGCTTGAACAAATCAATTATCAAAGTGTAAATACTTTTACTAAATGGTGGATGGAATATGGATTTGATCCAATGCTTTCAAGGCAAAGTTTCGATAACAGAGTAGAGCAAACAAGAATAATGACAGAAAACCTTAAAAAGAAATTCGATGCTATTTATTACAAAGGTAAAACAATAGGTAGGAGTTTTGACAGTAACCAAATAGTAGTATTCGATACAGATAAAATTTTTGAAGTTGATCCGTCATTAGCGGGTGAAACGGATATAGGTGCAAAAGTAAAGAATATTGATACAGGTATAGTAGGGGTTATTCTTAATAAACGAAAAAGTAATTTAAGTAATAAGGATGATGTATTAAAACAAATGAAATTTTTTGAAGGTAGGACAGATACCTATGCTTTGGATTCATATCCAAGATTAAAAAGATTATATGAGTCTGATACAAATGATTATCAATTCTATGAAATAAGATGGCAAAAAGGTGGTACAGATTTTAATATATATCGTACAGACTTTGAACCATATAAAGGTAGAAAATAATGCTGATTACTAAAGAAGAAAAACAATTCATATTCAACAGGCGAAAAGCCATTGCTAAAATAGCAACCCCTATTCGGGCATGGATTCCCTATTTCAAAAGTAGAATGAAAGAAGTAGATGTTTTATTAAAAGAAGCAGAACAATTACAGAATACGTATAATGAAATAAGTAAATCCAATGATGCTGTAGAAGATGCAATGCATGACTTTTTTAATAGTAAGTATGAACCTGTTGATGTTAAAAGTATATTCGAATTACTTAATGAAAAATATGATGGGCTTGATAAAGTAAAAGGGGATTTTCAAAGCATACTTAATTTACTTCAACCTAAAGATGAAAAAATTGATTGGCCTTATTTGCATAAATTATTTGGCTATTCAATAAATTTAAGTAGTAGTCGATTATTTGAGAATATAAAGAGAGACAAAGAAGAATTAGAAAAACAGTTTATAGAACATAAAGAAAGAATTGAGTATGCGATTGAAACCTACGAAAAAGGTATTGAAAAAAACGATGACTATTCTGATTCCTATAAACAAGGTTTGGAGTTATACAGGTTCTTTATAATACTGAAAAACTTCTTGAACAAAATACTTGATTTTCTGTTGAAAGTAGAAAACAAAGCAAAAGAACAATTGGTATACAGAGAATTTTTATGGAATGCTGAAATGGGTAGGGAGAAAAAACCCAAAAGTGAAAAAGTAGAAGTATTATACCATGCTACTATGTATAAAACTGAAATTCTTAAAAATGGATTTAGTAAAGTTAAACCGGAACATATGACAGGTTTAGGTTATTTAGGGGGTGGTAGTGGTAAACTGATTTCATTTACCCATGATTTAGCCATAGCCCACGATATAGCAAGGTACTTTAAAGAAGTAGCTATGATAGTACAAAACAAATTGAAATGGGAAACAATTAAAGATTGGTATAAACGTGAAAAAATTGATTTACCTGAACCTACAAGATATGGTTCTCTATATAGGGATAGTGAACCTGAAAATTTAATCCAATTGATAAAATATTTCAATTATTATTTAACAATGAGTAAGATCAGAAGTAATCCTGTAATGGTGGAAGTTGATAAACGTATGCTTACTCAATTTCATAAAGTAAATATTAAAGATATTGGCATTATAAAAGCGAAAGTAGATATATCAAGTGATAATATAGAGTACTTCCCCGGTGAACGTGAATATCGAGTTCCACCTGAAGCAGTATTAGAAGTAAAAGATTTAGGTGAAAAAATATGAAATTTACCAGTATAGAACAAATAGAGAAGTATTGGCGGGATAAAGTAAAGGGTTTAAACTTATATCTTGTGGATAACAAAAGAGATAATAGTATTATAATTGATAACATTGTAGTACCAAAAGAAAATAGAAAACAAGGTATTGGTTCTGAAATAATAAAGAGTATTACTGACTATGCGGATCAAAACAATAAAATGGTAGAATTAACACCTGCCTTAAAGGATGATCGTAAAGGTACTACTTCTAGAAACAGATTAGTAAAGTTTTATAAGCAGTTTGGCTTTTATGAAAATAAAGGTAGGAACAAGGACTTTAGATTATCATCCTATAAAATGTATAGAAAGCCAAAGGTAACAGCTATGTTCAAGATTACAGCACAAGAAAAACAACTCATATTAAAATATAGGATTAAAGCTATATCCAATGATACCTATTATAGATGTACTCAAAAAGAATTACTTTTTGCCAGTAATTTTACACGCGGTATAATTTTAAAAATAAATAAAGATGATAAAGAAACTCAAGAAAAATTAAAAGTTCTGCCAAAAGAAGTAGTAGACTTATTTAATAAAGGAAAAATTAACAGGATTCATTTTTTATCACCAAATATTAAATTTAAAAAACAGACTAAATATTTTGGTATGAGTAATTGGGGTTTAGGGGTTTATTTTGCTCCAGAACTTTCTTTTGCAAGAAGATATGGTGATTATGTATTTGGTGTAAAAATTGATCCTAAATATATTATTGAAATTGATGCTATGGATTTTGCAGATACAAAAGAAAATACTAATGGAGGTAAACTTAGAATTGAGTTAGAGAAAGTAGCCGGGGAAGATATGGGAGAACAATCAAAACATTTTAAAGATGTAGTAAAAAAATTATTTGGTAAAAATAAACAAGCATTATTAGTTAAGGATTTACAATTAGTAGTTTATAATCCTAATATAATTAAACCTTTATTTTATTTTGCAATCGAACCATAAAGGATTTATAATGTTTAAGTTTATGTATTAGCTAACATCAAAAAGGAGAATTGAAATGAAGATTACAGCAAAAGAAAAAGCATTGATTTTAAATAAACGTAAAACTTTTGCTTTATCTGATAAAGCTTATATTGTACCAATTAAAAAAATGGTTGATGAATTAGAAGCAAAAATAAATAATAATGATATCAATTCTACTTATTTGATGCTATATAAAATGGCTGAAAAAAGCAAGGATAGTGAGATAATGCAAATGGTAAAACAAATTAGTAAACTCGGTGAACAGCAAAGAGTTCTTATATATAAATTCATAAATTCTTTGCAAGATAAAATCAAATAGAAGGGTAAACGTCATGCCTAATAAAGACATTGAAAAACAGATTCAGCAAATTGAAGATGTACTTCCTCAATTAAAAAAACAAGTGGAAGATTTCAAAGAGGCTGTCAAGCGAATAAACAAATTCGCTTTAGGGGCTAAGAAATTAAAACAATTTTCTATTCCACAAATCAAGCAGATTTTTGATAAATTAGGTAATCATAAAAAATTGAGTTCGGATATAGCTGAATTATCAAAACGCTTGGATGATTTTTATACTTCTACTAATATGCCTAAACAGTTGGATATGTCCCGCAAAATGGTTCAGCTTAACCAAAATTATATTCTAGATGCTTATGAATCATTGCAACAAACATTGAATGTAATCGCTAAAAATAAAATGTCAAAAGACATGAAAATAGTAGGGGATAAATTATTCGATGGTTTAGTGGGGGATGCCAATAGTAAATTGGATATTTCAAAATTTAAAGTCGATAAAAGTAGTAAGGTTTCTTATATTGGTAAAAGTGGGGATTTTACTAATGAGAAATTATATTTTATGTACTATCTTGAATTAAATGCTAATCTAAAAGAGAAAGAGCAAAAATCTTTTAGCAGAACTACTATATATGTTGTACTTTCTCAATGGTTACGCATTGCGGATGGTGATTACTCCACCATAATGCTCAATGTATTTACCGATGTAATACCGGAACCCCCTTTCAAAAGTAGTATTTTAGTAGCAAGGGATAATGTTGAAAAAGCTATTGATGATGTAGTATCGAATTTTGATTATTATGGATTAGGGGTATTTGTAAAAAACAGAGGTAAGGACAATCTGTTAAAAGTACGCAAAGATGCTAAAGCCATTATTGAAAAAGATTCACAATTAATAAAACTGGATGTAAATAATTACAACCCTGTTGTTACTGCTTATTACCCATTTAAGGATTTAGCGATTATAAAAGATGGAAAAGTAATAAGCATTAGTAATGTAGACGAAAGCAAATACCATGAAAAACTTGCTATGCTTAGAAATTTGTTTATTCCCAAAGGTGGAAAAGCTAAAAATGTATTAGGTTATAAAGCGGATTATAAAATTTTAAATGAAAAATTCTGGAAAGGTGGGAAGGAAAAAGTTGTAAAAATTACCATGACTTTCTATAAAAAATTTGCAGTCGATAAAGGAAAAGGTAAACCACGTAAGGTAATACCAGTAAAGAGGTATGTATGAGAAAAATATCTTTTAATTATTATACTACAAATGTATATGTATTTACACGAAAACAAATAAAAAGAATATTCAATGAATTGTATGGAGTAAATGCCATGGCATCGAATAATATAGTTAAATACAATTATGAAAAATTGGCTATTACTTGTGATTTCATAAAGGAAATGGCTACTGGTGAAAAATTGACTTTAGATTCTTATGTGGAAGTGTTCGATAAAAGTAATAATGATGTATCCAATATAATGATTGATGATGAATTTAAGAAAGTGGAAGATGCTAAAATAATCTTTAAAATTCAAGAAGGGGGGGATTATGCTTATTCCCCTTACACAATAAAAGTAAAAGTAGTAACTAATCTTGGTAATCAGTACCAAATGAACCTTAACTTAGAAATCACAAAGGAGAATTGAAATGAAGATTACAGCACAAGAAAAACAATTGATTCTGAAACGTAGACAAGTAAAAGCTGAAAATACTAATTTGTATGAAGCAATGGTTAAAAAATTAGGAGGGTCTACTTTAAAAGGGGGAGTAGAATTTATAAATGTTAAATCCGAAGCTTTAAACAAGCAAGACAAAATGATTGATATACAATTAGTTATACAAGATGATAGCTTTCAAATATGGTTTGATGTTACTCTTAAAAAAACAGAGCAACAAATTAGAAGTAAGATTAAAAGTGCTAAAGACTTCTTTTTAGCTACCACAAACAAACGAGATACTTATATTATTGGTTTTTACATGAACAGAAATGAACTTAATTAAAAAGGAGTAAAAATCATGCTACACATTATGTTGGACAAAGCGGCGATTGCAGGTTTAGGACGTAGTGGTTCCATGGTTCTTTTTATCAATGGCGTTCAACTTACTAATGCGGGAATGTCAATTACCGATGAACAGTATTTGAGAATGCCGAAAGAAGAAAAGGAACAATTGGATGCGGCTGTAGATAAAGGTTTAGTAAACATTACTTCCGATAGTGCAACCCTTTCGGATACAGGGGAAGTAGAAGACCTTGCCAGAAGTTTCCCCTCTGTAAATGTTACTAAATTAGGGTTTAATTTTACCATTAAAGCATATAGTGAGGATATTACTATTGCTGTTGGCGATGGTTCATTGGGTGTGGATTCTGTTGCTAATTTGGTGAAAGCAAATTCTTATCTTGTGGGTGCTATTGTTAAAGTACTTACCGCTCCGGGTGGCGGTGCTACTACTTTGGATGCAGGGCGAAAAACAATTGCTGTTGATGAAATAGTGGATGGCATTGCTGTTGCCGCTAATACTACTGTTAATTCGTGGGAACATGCTACTCCATTAGGGTTTGCTCCTAATGCAGTTAATGACAAAATTACATTAACAACCGATTTTGATGTTACTATCAGCGATATGGTTGTTAGAGTAATTACATTTGTTGCTGAAATTGTTTAATGAAAATTACTTCTTTATCCTATAAGGGAAATATAGGTTTTGAGGAAATGGTGAAGTTCTACCAGAAAGCCGATGAAAAATATATTTCCCTTATGGAAAACTACATTAAAGCTAATGATTGGGATGGAGTAAAATCTCTTTTCAAAAAAGTATTAAATGTCAGTTTGGCTAAAGGAGATAGTATGTTCAAAATTACAGCAAGTGAAAAAAGATATATATTAAAATTGCGTAAAATACAGAGTGCTACGGATGAACAAAAAGATATTGTAAAACGATTACGTTTACTAACTAAAAAACTTAATCTCAAAAGTGCAAAATATAAAAGTTTTAGTGGTAAAGCCGGTTATGTTGAAGTACATTTATTCAAAGGGGATGAAACCTTTGATGTTGATTTACGTAATAAAGCTTTAGATGCTATTTATGGAAAAGAGTTTAAACGAGACAGAGAAAATCCTAGTGCGGGTAATGTAACTTCAAAAACGATTACCATGTTTGTACGTGAATGGGATCAAGTTTTAAAAAGTTACAATTTATAAAGAAATATGGATAAAGCAATTGCTCAAGAAAATTTAAATTTGGATGAAGCTACTATTGAAAAAATAGTAAAAAAGATATCTTATAATTATAGTCTCGATTCATCTAAAGAATTTCAATTGCAAAAATTAGTAAATCAATATTTGTATACAAATACAGAACCTATTATTCCCTTACCACTTCAATTGGTTTATAATGATGCTATACGTGAAATAAGAAGGAACCAAATTATGTCTTTTAAAATTACTTCACAAGAAAAACAATTCATTCTGAAACGTAGAAAAGTAATATCAAATATAATGGATGAAAAACAATTATTGGACAAGGTACAAAAACTATATGATAAAGCAGTAAGAGAAGGTAGTGTTAAATATAAAGGTAATAAATATGATTTATTTTTTGAACCGAAAGAGGGTATCTATTTAGTATTTTTAAATGGCGAAGAATTTACAAGGTTTAATACACGTAAAATTACGCAAGCTAAAAAATGGCTCAAAGAATATTTGGACAATTGAAATGAAGTGTTTAAAAAATAAATTTATAAAATTTAAATATAAATTTGAAAAATCTGTTCATGGGATTGTAGATTACTGTTTGCGAATTTACGCAAAATATAATTACCCAAAAGGAAACTAAAATGAAAATAACAGCGCAAGAGAAACAACTCATATTAAAACATCGACAAAAGAAAGTAACAGCACAAGATAACCCGATTGAAAAATTTTTTAAAGAAAATGATGGGAAAAATGCATTTATAGAAATGGTTGTACCTAAAACAGGTCAGGTAACTTTACAAGGTAAAATAAAATATGTTGGAGCTAAAGTTGTAAAAGTAATAGCAGAAAAAAGGGATGAAGTTTATTTTAATCTTCTTAATACTACTTTAATAGGTGGTTCTGGTGGTTCTGATACAGGCAGTACTTCTATTAAATTTGAATATAAGAATCGTACTCAAATAAAAGTAGATTTAAATTAAAAGGAAATTAAATGACTCCTGTTGTAAAAAGTAAGGAATACACATATTCAATTTACTTTGAAGAAAGTCTTGGAACAGAACCGGAGTTTGTTATCAAGACTCCTACTAATCAAACTTTCTTAGCGGGTACGGGTACGCCTCAATATCAGGATCATTGGTATGAAGTAAAAGCTACTATTCCAGTAAATGCACCATCGTCAACCGCTGATTTAGAATGGAGTATTACTTGGTATTATGGTGATATAAAAAAGACAATGTATTTTGATGTAGTTGATCCTGATTTGACAGAGGATGAAATATATCAAAGAGAATTGAGTAAGTTTGCAATTTCAGGTAGTGATTACCATGCAAGATTAATTATTCCACAACGTCCTTCCGATGCTATTTGTAATTTATATGTAAGTGACAAATTGATATTGGAAGGCATTGATGTTGATATAGTAGATCATCGTTTAGGAACACAATTGTCTTGTGATATAAGTTCTACTTATTTGAGAACAGAAGAACATACTTTAATATGGAAAACGGATTTACAGGATTATTATCAAAATTTAATAATAGCCCCTGTAAGAATGTTGAAATACTTAACGAGAATACGATTTTTTGTGGATAGAATTATAAAGAAAATGAATGAACCGCAAATGTACTTGGATAGTGATATCAACTTTGCTTTATTTGGCGGCATGGATGTAATCAATGGTTGGTATCCAGTTACTTCTTATAGATTAACAGGTGTTCCTACTATATTGGAACCTTTTATTTTCTTTGCGGGTATTTGGTATTTACTTAATTCACAATTCATGTTGGAAACTGATTTAGCTTTTGCGTATTCAGGGCAAGCCGTAAGTTTGGATTATGATAGAACCGGACCTATTGAAAGTGAATTAGGTAGAATACAAGATTACTTGAATGAACATTTACCAAAGGCAAAACGTAGTGCTTTACGCGCTGAAATTCTTGGTAGAGTAGGTGTTACAACAAGTGGTGTTGGACCTACTGGTATGTATATTCACAGAAATCGCAGATTAGTAAGGGCTGTCGGTTAATTAAAATAGTATATGTATTTATACAAAAAAGGAGAAACAAATGAAAATCACAGCACAAGAAAAAGCCTTGATTTTAAAACGTAGGGAAGTAAAAGCTGAAGATGTTTTAGCAAATCATAAATTGATGTTGAAAATTGTAAAGGAATTATATTATTCAGATTTTGATACCAAAGTAGAAAGGTTAGCACAATTATTAGTAAAGATAAAAGATGAATTAATGGATAATACGTATCAAACAATTAAAGAAGCTATTAAATCTCTTCAAAAAAATTCTAATTTAATAGAAGATAATTTAGATACCATTAATAAGGAAATTACAGGAGCTAATGAAGAATTAGAAAAATACTTTAAAAAGAATATATAAAATGAAAATTACAGTACAAGAAAAACAATATGTTTTAAAAAGACGTAAGATAGTAGCAGATGCAAGACAAATTGCTAATACTATTTTACAACAATTGGGTGGTAATAAATTCATCACTATGACAGGTGCAAAAAATTTAGTTTTTGATAGTGATGGAAGTTTAAGTTTTAAAATAGGAAAGAATCCAAAAGGTATTAACCATGTTAAAATAATTCTTACACCTTCCGATACATATGGTATGGCTTTTTATAAAGTAAAAAAATTCGATTTTAAAATAGTAAAAAAGCAGGAAGGTATTTATGCGGATGATTTGCAAAAAGTATTTACGGATGTAACGGGTCTGGATACCTATTTATAAAGGAGAAAACGAATGAAGATTACTAAAGCAGAAGCAAATTTTATTTTAAATCATAGGAAAGCAGTAGCAGAGGATGATAAAAGTAAAGGTAGAAAAATAATAGAATCTTTTGAAAATGTTCCTGTAAGATTTTTATTTGAAAGTAATGATCCTTTATACTTTACTGTAGAAGTACAAGGTAAATTTAAAATTGAAGGGGATGCAGGGGAATTACAACTTATTATGAAATTACCAAGTGGTATTTTTGATATTACTTTAGATGAATTTGATAAAGTAAAAGTAATTAAAGAAGGTAAATATATTCAATTTAAGAAAAATAAAACTTTATTCTCTATTGAAAAACTTTAACAATAATTTTTGTACTTGTAATACTATATTAGGATTTAGCTATTTATAAAGGATAAAACGAATGAAGATTACAGCACAAGAAAAACAACTAATTTTAAAAAGGCGTAAAATTCATTCAAATGAAAGTAATGATATTGGGGAATACAATGCTTTATTGAGTCAGTCAATCCATGGGTTAGATCAATTTACTAAACTTATGGATAAAGCAAATAAGTTTGCTCAAACAAAGTTCCATGAAGATTTACTAAAACAAATTCAAAATTTGATGAAACCCATCATTCAACAAAGAACAAAATTGGAAAAAGATATGCATCTTGCAATTGAAACAATAGATAAACTTAAATTGAAAATCGGTAACGATTAATTTAACAGGGAGGAAAGAAAAATGAAAACAAGTATTGGTGATCGTATTTTGGCAAGAGTGAGTGAAAAAGTTGGTGCGGCCCCTTGCAGACGCGATATTCAAGTAGTAAATTATAGCAAGATTGCGGAAGGTGCTGTACGTGTTACTGCTACTTATGCAGGTAAAGAACCTACTTATGAAGATTTACGTAATTGGGCTATTGTCCAAGGTAACTCTTCTTTTAGGGTTAAGCCTGAAAGTATTGGATACCATGATACTATGCCGTATCCGATTGTCAGCTTTTTGGTTGTGTCTAATAAACAGCGTAAACCTTTACAGGAAGCGATTGCACAAGGGTATATTGCCCTTTCTGAAAATCGTTATCTTGACAAGAATCTTGGTGTTCAATGGGGTGTAGAAGAAGTAGATGGTAAGTCATTCCTTGTTCGCTTACAGGATGATGGTATTGAAAATTACATTAATCAAATGACGGCTAGTGTAAGTGTTGGACCTAAAACCCGTCAAACTTCTGAAATAGTTCTTTCTACTTTTGCTTTAAGTAATGACAAAGTACGTTATATTAGACCTGATAATACTGTTGGGTTTGGTACTGTTGTCAATGTTACTCCTGATGGAACACGCATTGTCAAGGATAAGGGTACTGGTAATACTTTTGAACGTCCGCCAGCCGCTATTCTTGAAATTACAGAAGAAGGTGCGGATACCAAGGACCGTAAAAAGAGAGTAATGGATTATCAGTCTTTTTACCTTGGCAAGGATTTATCCAATCAAATGAAAGACTAATTTAATTATAAGGGAGAAAACAAATGAAGATTACAGCTATGGAAAAACAACTTATTCTGAAACGTAGGGAAAAGTCTTTAGGTAATTTTCAAATTACCGCTAAAGAAAAACAACTTATTTTGAAACGCAGAAAAGTTAATGCTGATTGGTTTGATGATTTAAGTATGGATGCTCAAGAGAGGTATATAAAAGAACATCCTGATAGTAAGCGTGCTAAATAAGCTAAAAAAATAGATAAATCTGAACTTGTGGAAAAACATAAAAAAAGAAGTGAAAAAAGTTTAAAAGATTATGAAAAATATAGTAAAGCTCCCCCATTAAAAAAAGAATTATATAGTGCTAAACATGAGTTAAAATCAATTAAAAATTTTTTACATCAAAATATAGATGAATTAACAGATTTAAAAGAAAAATATGATAAAGTAAAAGATGAAGGGTGGAGTAGTGATAAACTAAAGTTAGAAAGAGATATTAAGGATAAGACACAAAAAATAAAAGATATAAAAGATGCTTATAAAAAGAAAGTTGAAACGTATAAAGAATTAGTTAGTAAAAATAAAAAATAACATAAATATTTAAAGGGGAATTGAAATGAAGATTACAGCACAAGAAAAACAATTGATCCTAAAACGTAGACAAGTAAAAGCAGGGTTTAATCCAGAGACTATAGCTACAAATGCCGCAAATGCCGCATGGAAAGCCTATATAGTAATTATGAAAAAAGTAGGTTTAAAATATACTATGACACCTAATGATAAAAAAGATAGGGATATGTACGAAAATATTTATAAAACTGCTCTTAATTCTCTTAAAGGATTAACTTTTTAGTAGTCTTTGTATCTATATTGAAAGTTACTTTTGAATTAATATAATGGAGAAAAACAAATGAAGATTACAGCACAAGAAAAAGCATTGATCCTAAAACGTAGGAAAAAGTCTTTAGGTAATTTTCAAATTACCGCTAAAGAGAAAGCATTGATTTTGAAACGTAGGATGGTCAATGCTGATTGGTTAGATGATTTGCCTACTTCAAAACAAAAAGCATATATAAAAGAACATCCCCATAGTAAACATGCTCAAAAACATGGTAAATAACAAGAAGAGGGTAAGGGTAGTTCTAAAGATAAAATAGATAAATTAACAGATAAAATAAAGGGTTTAAATGAAAAATATAAAGTATTGGAAGATAAATATCTTGCCGCTAAAAAAAGCGGGGAAGATAAAGAAAAACTTAAAAAAATGTTCAATGTTTTGAAAAAATTAGATAATAGTATTAGTGACTATGAAGGTTATTTAAAAGTATTAAAGAGTAGAGCTTCTAAGAAAAAATAATATAATTTTGTATGTACCTGTATAGGATGGGTACTTTTTAGTAGTAGAACTGAAACGTAAACAAAAGGAGAAAAAGGACATGGCTAATGGAAAAAAGAAAACCGGGAAAAAGATTAAAGCTGATACCAAGAAGAAGTCGAGTCTTAAAAAAACAACGGACCAAAAGAAAAAAGAGTTAGCAAAGATTAAGGAAAAACGTAAGAAGCAAAAAGAAGCACAAGCTAAAAAGCAAAAAATTAGAGATAAGAAAATGAAGGATAAGGAAAAAGCAAAAAAGAAAAAGGAAGCTGAAAAAGCCAAGAAAGCCAAGGAAAAAGAAAGAGCTAAAAAGAAAAAGGAAGCCGAAGCCAAGAAGAAAGCTAAAAAGTAAATGAAAAAAATTACGTATTTTAGAATATCATTAATCGAAGAATTAGTAGAAAACAACCTTCATTTATTAAAGGTAGAAGTAGACCTTATACCTAAATATGAAGGTTTGTTTATTGATATTCAAGATTCAGAAAAATATGATACAGAAGTAGAAAAACAGTTGAAAACTGATTATGAAAAATATAAGGATTATATAATCAAAAGAGTCCCTACTGTAATAAGAGATTTAGCAGTAGAAGCATGGAACTTTGAAGGTAAGGAAAAAAGGGCTAATAAACTTGAAAAAAATTTAAAAATGAAATTAATCGATGAAGAATACGAGTACTTGGAAGATCATTTACTTTTGAAAATTTATCTTGTTTATAAGCCCTTTTTAATTCCTATATTTACTAATAATTTTTTAAATGAAAGCATAGTCTATTCCGAAGATTTAAATAAAGATTTATTAAAGGAGAATGACAATGATTGATATCATTGCAAGTGCTGAAAAAAATAAATTACCCAATGAGGTAATTTTTGAAATACATGCCATACATGAACAAGCATTAGCGGATATAGCAGAACAGCATTATAAGAAATATAAAAAAGGTTGGAAGGATGCTTATAAATATGCATCGTCTGTAGTTACCAGTAATACAAAGGATATGCAAGAAGTACTTACCAAAATACCTAAGATTTTATGTTGTGCTGAAAATACTAACTTTGAAAAAGTACCTAATAGTCATTTTATCCATAGAATCATAATTACAAATCAACCTTTAGCTGTTATACAAGCTCTAATTAATTATTCTCGAATGAATGATCAAGATACAAAAAAAGTAAATGCTATTAATGCCCATATAAAAGCATGTTGTGAATATGTAAATGCTAAAAATAATTTTTCTACTGCTACTATAAAAGAAGTTGATGAAATAATGACTCCCATTGAAAGTAAGAAAATAAGTAGTAATACTTTGGATGCCATTAAACAACTTCAAAGTGAAATACCTGATTTACATTTGGAAGATATGGGAATAAGGATGGATAATGTAGTACCCCCTAATATTGGTTTGAAAGAAGAAAATAAAAAATATATGGTATGTCCTCAATGTTCTCATGCAGAAGTATTCAGCGATAAAACAGTATGCCCTAACTGTCATAAAATAATGAAAGCGGAAGTAGTAAGTGACTCTTTAAAATTTTTCATTAAAAAAATACTTGCTAATTCCAATAATACTGAATTGTTTTACTATGAACTTAAAAAAGAAGTAGAGGCTATGAGAACTAAAGGTATTACTTCCGATAAAGTAAGTACTAAACTTGTGGAAAGTGGTATGAGTCCTGTTATAGTAGGCCAATTTCTTGTCCATGATGATTTTAACAGATTCAAAAATAAAGTATTGCAAGTAAATGACCTTGCTAATATAAGACGTGGGTAGAATGAAACCCGTAAAGAAACGACGCATTTCCACAATTGAAAAACGACATGCAGAAGTACTACATTTAAACAAAGAGTATAAGGACGGTAAATTAAAAACAAGAAAAAACAAGTTACGTAGTAAGGATACTTTAAAACATACTTTGGAAATTCTTGTAAAGGAATTGTTACCCATTGCCGTTAAACGGTATAAGAATGGTACTGAAAAACAAACGTCTTATTCCGTTACGGCTATTATTTCAGAAATACGCAGTTTGATTGATCAATTAGATACTTCTGTCGATGCTGTTTTGATAATCAAGAATCTTAACGATACAGTTACCAATGCTTTAAAAATATATGTATCCAAACTTTCCAATTCATTATTGCAAACAAAAGAACAGTTACCATTAAAAATAAGCGATTCAGCACAAAGGAGAGAGGTACAAAGAATAATCGATGACATATTAAAATTATACCAATCTTCTACTATTACTTTGATAGGGGATATGGAAAACAGGATTACAGTTTCCGTGAATAGTACTATGAAAGGCAAAAAGAAAAAATGAAATTGAATACCTTTTTCGATAAAGCTATAAATGAAACAAATTATTATAGCAATATCCCTAAAGATTTTCTATATAACAAATTTAAAGTAATAAGCAATACCATTGACACATTGCATGTAAATGATACTACTGAAAACAGAATAAAGAGACTAATTGCTACTTTTAAAAATTATGTAATGACTTATAGTGGGGATAAACAGGCGATAGACAATGTATTTTTATATAGAATCTTAGGAATAGCGGAACCTAATATAGGTTTGTATCCAGTAGGGATTACCAATAAAGCTAGACCTGTATGGGACAAAGTAGTACAGCAAAAAAAAGTAAAATCAAAAATGGAATCCTATGGTAATAATACTAAAGCTAAATGGGCAGTAGCAATAGTATATTTTTATGATATTTGTTTAAAAAATAAAATAAAGCCTTTCAAAAAGGACGTTATTCTATAAAGGAGCAAAGCATGTTTAATATTAATGGTATCAGACCTTATGCAAGAACATTTGTGGGGGCTAAACCTGTAAAGGAAACTACTGTTGAAAAAATAGTACCTAGTAATTTGTCTAAGATTTTTAATTCTTTCTTAATAAAAGGTAGTAAAGAAGTAAATCCAGAAATAGTAGCACAATTTGGTGGCGCAAATGCCATGATAAAATTTGCGGAAGTAGAGTATGATTTAAAAAATATAGATATAAAAAATGATAATTCTTGTATTGTTTCCTTTATAAATAAGGAACCTATAAAAATTATTTCTTATTCTGGTCCTCAATTTTTAGATGGTGATGAAAGATCAATTAATTATAAAAATATAAATATTAATATTACCTCAAGAAGTACAGCATTAGGTTTACCGGGTGCGGAAAAAAGAAAATCAAGATTGTATCCATTTGAAATGAATTACATTAGGTACTATCTTGATAAAGAAGGTAATATTTACAAGAAAGCTGAAGGAGGTAAAGCTAAAAAAGGTAATCTAATTTTTACTTTTAATGAAGATGAACGTGAATGGACTTCTACTGCTAAAGATGATGCCGCCGCAAGTAGGATGATGGAAATATTGGAACCCCATACTGAAAAATTATTAAATGAATTAGATAAGCTTCAATATGAAGGGGTTCAATCCCAAACGCAAGGTTTAGTGGATTTAAAAATAACTATTTATTTTAATACTTCTGAAACTTTAGAATTATGTGATAACAGTTCCATAAAAGAATTTAAAATTGCACAAACATTAGTAGGATGGGCTAAAGAAGGATTACATAAAACAGGTTTAACACCTTACTTTAATCCCAAAAAAATTACTACTAAAAATAAAAATCAATTGGACAACATAATAGTAAAGCTACGTAATAATGCTGTTATATATTTACCTAAAATTGACAGAAGAAATATAATTGAGAAACAAATTGAAGATTCTTATGATGTTACTACTAAAACTTTTGACATAGAAAAACTGGAATTTAAATCAGACATCATTTATTGGAATGTGGATCAAGGGTTACTTTCTTATGTAAATAAAGAGGGCATACCTTCTATATTTTTGATTAGTGGGGCTATTGAATTAACTAATAGAGCAAAATATAATACTGCCAAAGCCGAATACGATTCCATTTTACAGAAACGTGGTACTTTGGATATTAATAAAAGTTTTGATGAAATATTTAAAATAGCTTTATCCAAAGCAGGAATAGCAGAAGATGAATACAATGTAATGAATGCTTATTCTGCTAAGTCATTACAAAATTTAATATTACGTTTTGAAAGGTATTTAGGGGAAGATAAAGCAAGAAAATTATTTAAAGCCGCAAGCGATATACTTTTAAATGCAAGAGAAGGGTATAAAATAATAGCTGATCCTTTACGTCGTTATTCTACTATTGCTATATTCAAATTAGGAGAAGAATTAGTAGGTAAAATAGGTGCATTGGAAACGGAAATTAAAGAACAGATTGAAAAATTAAATTCTGCTACTATTGATGATTTACCAGTTGTTCCTGATAATCTTGATCCAAGTATAACTTATTTTCCCCATCAAGCAGAAGCTATTTCCAAATTAAATCTTGCCGGTGATACTGCAATACTTTCGGTGGCCACAGGTGGGGGAAAGACGCTCATGCTTTTGGCGGATATGGTAAATAAATTAAGTAAAGGGGAAATATTAAAACCTTTGTTGGTTATACCTGATAGTTTAACTACTAACTGGTTTAATGAAATTCGTAATTTTTCTAAAATGAAAATGAATTGTATGATACTAAGTAGTGATACGGAAGATAGTTGGGTAGGAAAATTCCCAAAAGATGTTAGTGATGATGATGTTATTAAAAAATTAGATGAAGTATTAGGTGCTAAAATAAATTCTGCCCCTCCTAATACCATATTCGTTACTACTTATAGTTGGATAACTAAAAAATCAAATAAGTTTAAAATAGGTGGTGTTAATACTCATGTATTCCCCTATGTCAATTTTTTAAGTAATTATAAATGGGATTATATTGGACTTGACGAAGCTCATAAAATAAAGAAACAATCTTCCCAAAGAACACAAGCTTGTTACGCTTTACGTTCTGGAATTAAAATTAGACGTATTGCTACTGGTACTTTAGCCCCTACAAGGGGTTTGGATTTAGTAGGACAAATTGGTTTTCTTGATCCTTCTGTTTTAGGTAATGAAAAAGATTTTAGAAAAAAATATTGTCTTCCGGGTAAAAGAGGGGGGTATTCAAATACTCTTAAAGATGGTGCTTATGAAGAAGTATTAAGGGATATATCTCAATTAGGTAATATAACATATAGTAGAAAAGATTGGTTTTGGATTTTACCAAAAATCGAAGATAAATTTCATTCGGTTGAAATGAATGAAGCACAAATGAAAGTGTATTATGATATTGTAGAAAAAACTTTAAATAGTTTAGAGTCGGCTTCCCCTGAAGATAAAGAAGAACTTAATAGATATATGGAAGAAAACCCGGATGAAGAAATTCACGATTGGTATTTAGCAAGATTACAGCCTATACAAAGATTTTTAATTGATCCTTCTACTTCTCCTTTATCTAATTTATTATCTATTAATGATAAACGTCCGCCAAAATTAAGTAAGATTATAGAAATACTTGATGAACATTTTGCAAAAACACCTAATGAAAAAGTATTGATACTCCAAAGATATAAAGGAAAAGTACTACAAGATATAATGAAGGGGCTTCCTGATAATTATAAGAAAATGGCTATTGTTTATTCCGGGGGTATGGTTAAAAATTTAGAAAGGTTTAAAAAAGATGCTAATATAAAAATATTAGTAGGGTCCGATGAAAGTCTAACGGAAGGACATAATTTACAAGTTGCAAGTAGAATGATTAGGTTGGATATACCTTGGAGTAGTGGTGCTGTTGACCAAGTAGTAGCACGAATTTATAGACCTGCGGGTAGAGATAAAGAAACAGGTGAATTAAAGAAACAAAGAGAATTAGTAACAATTGATTGGATTTTAGTTGATAAGACTCTTGATGTTTTAAAAGTAAGACGTGTAATGCGTAACATGCAGAAAAATTCTGTTCTTTCTGGTATTATAACTATGGAACAAATACCAGAAGAATTTAGAAAATTGCCTGAATTAAAAGCTAGCTTGGATTTTTTAAGGAACCCTGTAAAAATTGATCCATTAACAGGACAAGAAATTCGTAATGATATACCTTATACAATAATTATGTCTTCTTTTAAAGCAGTAGAAGAAAGATCATTACAGGCTTTTAGAAAAGTGGAAAATGATGAATGGCAAAAGAAAAATGATGAAGATCCCGATGCTACTAAATGGGTAGAAATAAAAACAACAGGCGAAACTATGAAAGGTACGGATACCATGGAAGTTCCATGGCCCGAAGGCTTAGACATACCAAAAGAAGATGGTAGAGTTTTAAAAGATGTTTTAGAAGAAGTTGATAATGATTATTCCAAACTAATAATGTATGAATGTATTACTGAATTTGGTAAAGGTATTATTACTAAAATAAAACAAATTAAAGAACCGGAGTTGGATGAACTTGGAAATAAAACTGGTAATATGATAGATAGTGGGGAGTTTACCGTATTAGTAAAAATACTGGAAGGTGATAGAAAAGGGCAAACGGTAACTTTACCGGGTACAAAAATTGGTGTTGTTGGTGATAAAGCAATTAAAAAAGATTATGAAGATTTAACAGGATTTAGTATACCTTATGTGAGATTACAAATTGGTAGTAATGAATACGCAGTAGTTAAAGAACAAAAAGGAAATAAAGTAGCTTATAATTTACATAAACTAAATGTAGATGATAGATTACTTACAATAAATGATGGTGGTTTATTAGCCATTTATAAAGAACCAGATTGGTTAGGGTTAAAAACATTCCGTAAAATTTATTTTAAAACGGATGATAAAGCTTTTGATAAACTTGATCGTGCATTAAAGACATTGGGTTATAAATTCAAGAGTAAAGGTAAAGAAAAAGTAGAACCAATAATTGAAAAATCGAAAATTAAACAATTAAAAACTGCTATTATTACTATCGGGGGTTTAAAAGCAAAGGTTGATATAAAAGGTAATATAGCTACATGGGATAAAGATGCAAAAGAGTTCAAGGATTTTGCTTGGTTTTACAGGTACAACAAAGAGAAATTAATTGGAGTCATCAGGGATAAAGAAACTGGTAAAAAAGTTACAAGAGCTAAAGTGCCAAAACTTGATTTACTTTTATCAAAAATAGAGGAAGCACTTTATAATTTAGGATACCAAGGTGATTTACCGGAACATTTAAAAGAAAAAGAAGAACAAGTAAATAAAGCCAGAGTAAAAGAAGGTAAAGATAAAGATCAAGGTAAAATTTTTAAGAAAGTAAAACACCCTACTGGTAATATAATGCTTTACTACCATGTTTATCCTAATGGTGAAATTTATCAATATTTACCGAGAACCGATTCCGAAGAATTAAAACTGGTTTATTCTAATGGTACTTTTATTACACCTACTGGTAGAGCAAGTTCCTATATAGCTAAAAATCCAAAAGCCTATAAAAAATTCATTAAGGCTTTAACTGAATTAGGCTTTAATTTTGGTAAGAAAAGTAAAACTGTTGAACCAGAAATAGAGCCAGAAGTAGAACCTAAAAAAGTATTGAAAAAAGATATATTGGATAAATTAAAAGAAAAAGTAAAAAAATCCAAAAAAGATATTGGGGAATACTACTTTATTAAAGATACTTTCCCTGATCATTTTAGATTGGAGTATGACGGTAATGTGTATCCCATTTATCAAGATGGTAAAAGAAAATTGGATACACCTGAATATATTTATGATGAAGAAAGAAAAACTTGGTTTACACAAGGTGGTAGACCTTCCAATAAAATAAAAAATCATCATATAGATATGTATAGATGGTTAATGAAAATGCGTAAAAAATATGCGGATGAAATAACTGAACCTACACCTACAATTGATACCCCGGATAAACTTATAAAGAAAAGTAAAGAACCATCTTTACAATCTTCTACTGATTTAAAGACTTTAATTTTTGCAGGTAATTTAGGTATAGGTATAGAATATGAACCTGATAGTGAAAGTGAAATACTTAAACTTGCAAAGCCTTTAGGTTACGATAAATTTGAAATGTATAGAACGATAGCTACTAAATCAAAATTAGTACTATTTTATAAGCTGTTAAAAAGTAAAAAATTTGTAATGACCGAAAAGAATAAAGATGTTTTAATGGAACTGTTCGAAGAAATAAATAAGCCCTTAAATGCCATACTTAGATCATCTATCCTGTTCAGGAAAGAAATATACCAAGTACATAGGAAAAATTGGATAACGGATCAGTTGTATATTATTCCTGTATTAATCGGTGATGTAATTGAATTATGGATACCTGCAATGAAAGAAAAAGTAATAAAAAGTATCATTGCTGAATTGAAAATGTATAAATTCAAGAAGGATTCAGTATTAATAAATATATTGAAAAATGTAAATGAATTCAAAAATGAAAGCAAAGAATTGACTAAAACTTTAAAAGTAAATAAAATAGTAATAAAAAATGAATTGGATTTTAACTTAAAAGTAGATATACTTGAAAAGAAATTCAAACAATAAAAGGTATATGTATTTTCAAAAAGGAGATTAAAAACATGAACGAGAACAAGGTAGCAATTTTAAACAAATTTAATGGGCCGATTCGTTTTACGTATGAAGGAAAAATGATTGTTATACCATCCTTCAAAAAAACAAATAAGGAATTTATAGAAAATAAAATTGAAGGTTTGGATTTAACTAAAGCTAAGATTATCCGTTAATCAAAAATATGGAGGCATAAAATGGCAAGAGCGCAAGTTATTATTAGGGAATGGAAACTTGATACAAGAGTTCCTTCATTTCCCGGTTTGTATGTAGGTATTATAGGCCCATTCGCTAAAGGGGAAGTAAATACTAAAAGATTAGTAAATGGGGAAGCTGATATTTTAAAGTATTATACCCCGGATCAAACTATTAAAGTGGATTATACGGAAGCATATTTTTCTGCATTAGCAGTAGCACAAAATACAAATAAAGTATGGATGGTGCGTTCTGCTAATAATCCTCTTTATGGTGGTTGTTTCCTTGCTCAAGATACCCCTTTATCTTTAGCAATTGTTGTACCTGATTTTGGTACTAGTACATTGACATTTCCAACAGGTACAACAGAAGAAATTGAAATAGCGGATACCTTTTTTGATATGGTAGCCACCGCTGAAAAAATTCAATTGACTACTACAGGTGTATTACCTACTGGTTTATCATTATTGACAACTTACTATGTGATTGTCTTTGATGAAGAAAACAGACAGATTCAATTGGCGGCCAGTAAAGAAGATGCTGAAAATGGTATTTATGTAGAATTTACCGATAATGGTTCTGGAGATACTACATTAAATCTTATTGGTACTAATTCCAACGGTGAAGTAGAATATGGTATGAGTCTCCCATCCTCTTATGATTTGGATAGTAGTGATGGTAAACTTACTGGACTTAGTTCTGCTTTTACTGTTTTAATGGATAGGGATGCTTTTATTTGTTCCGATGAATTTAATAATATGTCAGTAACAGGGGATAGGATTCAGATTGCCGCTACTGTTTATCCTAAAGATGCTACTGGAACTGATTTACTTCCTGCTACTGATTATTACGTTATAAAAGTTGTGGGTGAAAGCCAAATTAAATTAGCTGATAGTTTGGTTAATGCAAATCTTGGTGTGTATATTGAATTATCTACTCCGGGTACGGATGTTGTTGGTACTTTAATGGATAAAGCGGATACATCTGCTTTTACCGCTAATGCTGTAACCGATGAATTGACAGTAACAGCTAATTTCTTTGATGCTGTTACACTTAATAACATTGTCAATTTAACGACTACAGGAACATTGCCAAAAGGATTAGCTTTATCCGAACTTTTTGAAATTACTTGTTATGGTGAAAGTACATTAGCAGGTGGTGAATACTTTAATATTTCCGATACACTTGTTAATTATTATGTTTGGTTTACAGTAGGTGCTATAAATGAAATTACATCTATCCTTTGTACTGATGCTACTACTTTTGCAGGTGGGGAATACTTTACCATAGATTCCACTACTACATCTTACTATTTGTGGTTTACCAAGGATAGTGTTGGTGTTGACCCTGCCCCCGGTGGCACTTCCATTGGTCCTGTTGATGTTGTTACAGGTGATAGTGCTATTGATGTTGCCGGTAAAATTGCAACAGCTTTACATGCTGTCGGTGGTGCGGGTGTTGTATTTAGTGCGTCAGCGGGTGGTACTAATACTGTTACTTGTACTCATGTTGTGGTGGGTGCTTGTACTGATGCAACGGATGGTACTTCTCCTGTTACTACTTCGGTTTCTGCACAAGGTGTTGATCCTACGGGTATTGATCCTGCTCCGGGTGGAACACCTATCCCTGTTGCTTTACTTGCCGGTGAAACAGCTACACAAGTAGCTACAAAAGTAGCAACAGCCATTCATGCTGTTGGTGGCGCTGGTACTACTTTTAGTGCTTCTCCTACTGGTTCCCTTGTTGAAGTAGAAGTTGTTGCTACTGGTAATTGTACTGATGCCGCTGATGTTGATACAGGGTTTGATATTGTTGTTACGCAACAAGGTAGTGATGGAGTAGGCGTTAGTTTTTATACTATCCCCGGTACTGGTACTGAAATTCAATTAGCAAGAAGTATTGGTGGTTCTGCTATTGATATTATTAATACAGGAACAGGGGTGCATACAATTACTTTTACCGAGAAAGAATCTATTTCTGATTTAGATGGTGATTTATCGAATGACATTTTAAATGTGTCCGCTACTTTCTATGAATGGATTGCAACAACTGATGATGTTAGATTAACCTCTACTGGTACACTTCCTGCCGGTTTAAATTCTGGTGTGGATTACTACGTAATTAAACTTTCAACAACAAATCAAATCAAATTAGCGACAAGTATTAATGCCGCTAAATTAGGTGTTGCAATTCAAATCAACGATTCTGGTACTGGAGTTCATACAATTCTCAATTATGAAAACCAAGAATTGCTTGGACTTGAACGTAAATGTTTACTCATTTATGGTAGTAATCAAGGACGTTGGAACAGGGATATTTACATTACTACATTACACTATCCGTATGGTGATCCCGAAGATTGGACATTAAGCCAACAGGAAGCGGCGGATACTGTAAAAGTTCCCGGTGCTTTCCTTATTTACGTATGGAAGAAAACTGAAACAGGTGATGGTACTGTTTATCAGCCTGAAACAGCTTATCTTTGCAGTAGAGATAAAGATGCAAAAGATGGATATGGTAATTCCATTTATGTTGAAACTGTACTGCAAAGAAGTAATTACATTAGAGGTATTAATAATACCGCTATTGATTCTTCAATTCTGCCAAAGGATCAAGACGTAATTCTTCAACTTGCTAATGGTAGTGATGGAGATACCGTAAGCGATGCACACCAATTATTAGCATTGGATTTATTTTATAATAAACGTGCTTCACAAGTTACTTTGCTGCTTGATGGTGGTTGGGCTACACCTTCTTATCAAAAACAAGGTTTGATTACTTTATGTGAAACACGTAAGGATTGCTTTGCTGTTTTAAGTTGTCCTTTGGAAGATGAAATTAGTAATGATTATCTCAATGAAGTAGTTGCATATCGTAAAGAAGAACTTAATGCAAATACTTCATATGCGGCATTATACACTCCGCATTTACTTATTACGGATAAATATAATGCAAGAGATATGTATGTTCCGCCTGATGGGTATGTTGGTAGTGCTATTTCTGAAACTGCAAGTAATTATGAAATTTGGTATCCACCTGCCGGTGAAAAACGCGGCATACTTAATGTGCTTGGCGTTGCCCGTGAATATCTGGAAGGGGATCAAGATGTACTTTATGACAATGGTATTAATCCAATTGATTTCTATCCCGGTCGTGGTATTAGAATTTGGGGACAAAAAACCTTATTAGCTATACCTGCTTCGGATGATAGAATTAATGTAAGATTACTACTTATTGTTATTGAACCTGCTATTGCGGCTTTCCTTGATACTTTCCTGTTTGATTTGAATACTTTTGAAAATGATGCTTCTACCCGTAAATTGATTGAGCAAGGAATTAATTCCTATATGCAAAATATCAAATCACGTTTAGGGGTATATGATTTCCGAGCACAATGTGATGAAGCAAATAATAGTAATGAAGATATTGATGCAAATAGACTTAATGTATGGTTGTTTGTTCAGCCTACTAAGTCTATTGAAGAAATTCCTTTTACTACTATTATTACTCGTACTGGTGCATCATTATCATTGGGTTGATATAAAAATTAAAAGGCTTGCGTTGTAATATACGCAAGCCTTAAAAACAAGGAGGAATAATATGGCTTTAAGACCTACTGTTGAAAACATTAGAAGTTTAGGGCAGTTTACACAACTGCATAGATGGGCAGTTCAATTCACTAAATTACCCGCTGTTTTAGGTGGAAACTATAATTCAGAGGATATAAATTTTCGTGCTGAAAGTATTGGTACTCCCAAATTAACTGTTGCCATGACTCAAATTGGAATTAGAGGTAGTAGAGTAAACCAGCATGGTAAAGGGGAATATGATGATACCATTACTTTAACATGCTTCGAAACAGTTAATAATAAAGTTATCAGTTTTCAACATGATTGGCGTGAGCATATTTGGCGTACAGAAAACGGTGGTGAAGGTACAACCGCTGATAAAGATTTACTAGAGGCTGAATTAACAATTACATTACTTGATAATGTTGATAAAGCAAGATGGGGTTATAAGTTAATTGGTGTTTTAATGGAATTAGGTGATCCGGGTGCGGAACTTGGAAATGAAGCTGATCCACAAAAACCAGTATTCACTTTGAAGTATGATTATTTTAATGAATACTCAATTACTAATCGTGATGCTTTTGGAGTAAATAATTTTTAATGGGAATCTGGCTTAAAAATGTTGAAGATTTACGTAAGATTGAATGGAGTAAAAGTTGGTTATGGGATATAAAAATCCCATCAGCACCTTACCCATTTAAAGAGTGGTTCCCTGCTACTACTGTTGAAGAACCTATATATGCTTTTCAAAGTAAAACTTTTGAAACACCTTCTTTACCTTTTGCTGTACCAGAAAAAACAAGTGCTTTAAAAGTAATAACATTGAATTTTATTGATGACATAAATTTAAATGTTCAAAATTGGATTAAGCAATGGGTAAAAGAGATAAGTGGTAATGGATATTATGCATTAACATTGGATAAAGCTGTAAGAGAATTGCATATTGCTAAATTAAAAAATAGAAATGCGATATTAGAAATAAAAGGGTATTTAGTTTTTCCACAAGGGGCTTTAAATTATAGTGGTAATTCAGAAAGTGGTAATCATAGTTCTCAATTAGAGTTTGTTATTGCCGGTGAATTATAAAATAGTTTACGTTTATTAAACTTCAAATACCCTGCCCTAATATGTAGGGTGGGGTATTTTAATTTAGACAAGGAGGAAACGTATGAGTTTTGAAATCAAAAATAAAAAAGATATTAATGGATTAACGTTAAAAGGTAATCCAGTAGCTAAAAAGAAAGAAAGTAAAAGCATTGAAAAAAATGATTTTTTAAATTTGAAATTCAATGAAGAGTTTATTAGTAATCTTGCAAGTAAAATTGAATTACTAAAGGATCAAACTTCAAAATTTTTAATTGGAGATATTCCTACTCATTATTTACCATATCCAAAAGGTAGTAGAATAATAGCTTCCACATATCCGTATAGAATAATAAAGACACTATCCGATTCAAAATTGCCTTTAGATTATCAGTATGAGTTAATGCTTCAAGGTATAGAGACAGAAAATTTTGATAAACGGCAATTATCTTTATTTGATTTTATGTATATCAATGTACTTAGAAAAATGTCTTCTTTACCTGCACCAATTTACTCCGTACCTTACTACTGTAATAAATGCAAGGAAACAAATGTTCATAGATTTGGGTTTTCTGATTTAACTTTTGATGATTTGGATCTTGATAAAATAAAGTCTTTGCCTATTGAAATTGATTTTTACACTATTGGTAAACAGAAATTTTCTACTATTACTATTGATACTTTTATGAAGATTTTGAAAAATGACTTATTCTACTTAAAAGACGAAAAAGGGGAATACATATTGGATGGGGAAGGTAATAAAGTAAAAGATAAAATATCAATACTTGCAGGTCATTGTGTATCTTTACCTTTTAGGGAAGCTTATGATTTATTTAGTAATGTAAATGTAGATGAAGATATTACTTTATTGGAGCAAGTCGATAGCTTGTTAGGACATCGTTTAAGCCCTTTAAAAATTAAATGTACTACCAATAAAAATACTATTTGTGGTAATACAATATACATAGGACTTTCAGGGGGTGAGTCCATAATAATACCCTTTCGTGGATATAGGGGAACTATTGAAGATAGAATTAATTTTGGCTAAATATGGAATGATTGATTTATTTCACATAGGTTATTTGGATTATGGATATGTAATACGTCAATGTGAATATATTGAATCTATAATCCGTAAACAAAGAGGTAAATAAATGCCTTTAGATTATTATCCTGATTTAGAATCTGGTAAAGCAGAACAAATTGGTGGTATAAATATGCCTGATATTAGTGATCCTAATATGCGGGCTTCCAGATTAGGGTTAGCCCCTAATAGTGGTAAAAAGCCCGTATTTGATTTAGCTGATGATATAAAAGGGATGTTTAGTAGTATATCTAATTATATAATGGATATAAAAGAAAGTATTGTAAAATTTTTACCTAACATAGCCAAAGATACTAAAGGTACTGAAAAAGGAGTAACCGAAACTAATAAACAAAGTAAAGAAAAAGGTAAAGGTAAAGACAAATCAAAAGGTAAGGGTAAAGAAGATGAAGAAGATGAAGATTACGGGGATGACAAAAAATCAGTAACAGATTCACTTAAACTTGATAAAGATTTATTTAGTTTAAAAAATGTAGGTAGATCATTAAAAATGATGGGAGCTTATGGTTTAAAAGGTGGTATTGGTGAAATAGGTAGACAAGTAGTAGGTAGTAAATTTCAAAGTATAGGTACAAAATTACAATCAACAGAATTACCCATTATTGAAGCATTAGGTAATAAGTTATTGGGTAAATCTAAGCAATGGGGGGAACAAACAAAAGAAAAAACAAAAGCATTTGAACAAAAACAACCTAAAAAAGAAAATGGTGAAGTAGGTGAAGTAGGTGAAGAAGATGAAGTAGAGGAAGTGGGAAATGAAAATGTACTAAAACAAATAGAGGAAAATACAAGGGAAGGCGCGGACAATGCAAAAGACAGTATGGAAGATGCAAGTGCTAAAAAATTACAACAGGAATTAAGAGAAGATGCAAGGGATGAAAAACTTATAAATGGAATTACTGATGCTACACAAATGGCGTCTGATGCAATAAATGAAAATATAGATGGATTAGGTAAAGATTTAGGAGAACAAAATAAGAAGTCTACTGGAATACTTGGTAGTTTTTTTAAAACACCTGTAACAGGATTACTAAAAGGGGGAGTAGGAAAACTTTTAGGTAGTGCGGGTTTAGTAGTAGGTGCGGGTGCGGCGGGGTATATGGCGGGGTCATGGTTAAATAATCAAATGACTAAAGCTTTCGGTGGAAAGACTTTAGGGGAGAAAATGTTTGAATGGTTTCATGGTGGAGATAAAACACAACCTTTAACTGGTACGGAAGGGTTAGGTAGTGCGGAGGATTTTAAAGATACAGAAAAATTACAAAAAAATATAGATGCAATGCAAGATCAATTAATTAAGAAAAAAGGTGAAACCTTTATTAGTGATGAAGATGAAAAAGAAATAGAAGATTTAGAAAAAAGAAAAGCCCAACTCCAAAAAAGATTGCAATATGAAATAGAGCAAAAAAGAAAAGCAACAGAAGTAATGCCAGAAGAAGTAAGTGAAGAAAAACCAAAATTAGAATCTTATGAACCGAAACCAGAATCTAAACCAGTAGAAGAAATTAAACCCAAAAGAGATATTTTTGGAAATGAAATACCAGTAACAGAAATACCTAAACCAGTAGAAATACCTAAACCAGTAGAAATACCTAAACCAGTAGAAATACCTAAACCAGTAGAAATACCTAAACCAGTAGAAACACCTAAACCAGTAGTACCATCTAAAGTAACTGAAAATTTGCCTGAAAAATTAGAAGAAAAACCAAAAGCCATTGTTGAAACAAAAAAACCATCGGAAAAATTTGGTATTACTTTAAATGCAAGGGATGATAAAGGCAACTTAGAATCTGCTACTGTTTATTATACTCCTGTATCGGATAGTCCTAAAGATATATTAAATGCAAGGCGTAAAGCTGAATTAATGGCTACGGCTGAAATTTCTAAAAAATTAAAAACAGATAAGCTATACATATATGGTAAAAAAGCTATAATACCAGAAAAAGAAACAATAAAAGAACCCAAAATAGAGATACCTAAAGAGGAAATTATCGAACAACCAAAAGCAACAGAAATGATAGAACAGCCTAAAGTAGGTATTAGTAAAAGTTTACCAGAAGGTGATTTTGAAAAAGCAAAAGATACTTATATTAAAAAATCTTTAGCATGGGAGGAAAGACAAGATATAATAGATAGAAAAGCTAAAGGGGAAACAGATGATTATGAAATAGAATTATTAGATACATACAATGAAGCAATTGAAAAAATGAAAAAAGCAAAAACATCAGAAGAACTTTTAAAAATAGATCAATTTGGAACACCTGAAGAAATAAAAAGTAAAAGAGAAGAATTTAAGTCTTCTTTAACAGAACCGGCTATTGCTGAAATTAAACCTACACCATCACCTACTCCTACTTCATTTATTAAAGAAGGGGAAAGAGCAATAGGGGAACAGCAACAACCAGTAATAAATGTTCCTCCCCCTACTATTATAAATAATTCTAAAAATGTACCTGTTTCTACTACACCTGTTACTAAAAAAACTACTATTGATGAAGCGAATACAGAATTACTTAGAACTATTATGGGGTAAAAATTATGTCTGAACCATTTTTATACATAGATAAAATAATGAAAAATCCTGATTTAACTATCAGGTTTGCTTTACCTACCGGGCCTGTTACTGCTTTTATGACTTCTGATACTTTTGATGTTTCGGGTACTGCTACTTATAATTCATTATTGGAAGAATCTTTAGCTGAAATGGCAGTAGGGGCTATTGCAGGTAATAAAGGTAAATCAATTATGAAAATGGCTACTGCCGCTACTCAAACAAAAGTAATGTCTCCTTTAGAAACTACTCTATCATGGTCTGGTAGTGAAAGGCCGGAATTTAGTTTAGAATTAACTTTTGTTTCCATAAGAGGGGAAGACGTAAGAGAATATGCTAAAAAGTTTTTAGAGGGTACAATGCCTAAGTCATGGAGTGGTACAACAATGAAAGCCCCTTGGGGTTATAGTCTTCTTACAAAAGATGCAGGTGGTGGTAAATTCGCAGTATCAATAGGTAGATGGTTTCGCGCCCCTAATCAAGTACTAAAATCAGCATCATTTAGGTTATCTACTTTATGTAATCAAAATGGGCATCCTTTATATGCTATTGGTACTATATCTTTTGCACCTTACAGATTATTAAGCGCACCCCAATTTTTAAGTTATTTCTCATAAAGGACAATTTATGTTTTATATAAACTTAGACAAGGATTCAAAACCAAGATATGATTTCGATAAATTCATGGAGTTTATCGAAAATGGATATGATGTACTTTCATCTTATTTCATATATAAAATTAAATCCTTGCCCATTAAAGGTGTTTTCAAAGTAACAAATGAAAGTTTTAAACCTGAATTAATTTCATATAAAATATATAGTAATACAGGTCTATGGAAAATACTAATGATTTATAATGATTTGCGTTCCTTCGATGAAATATACATAGGTAATGAAATAAATTATCCATCCATTGACAGTTTGGAAGAATTATATTTCAGTTTAAAAGCGAAACAAACACAGGTAGAAGGTTGATATGGTAAAAGTAGATTCTCAATTCGTATATATCTTTTCCATAGGTGGTAAAAAAGATTTTATTGAAACACAAGATTTATTGAGTTTTGTTGTCATTGAAGAAGCAGGGAATGTACTACCTGTATGGGAAATAGAATTTATAACAAAAGACAAGGAACTTTTAGAAGTATTCCACGAAGGTTATGATTTAGAAATTACTTATGGCAAGGATGAAGAAAATTTAATAGATACTAAATTAATAATTACTTCAAAACAACATGACTTTTTAGGTGTCAATCAATTCGCTATAAAAGCATCTGGTTTGTATTCTTGTATTGAATATATTACAAACCCGTATACAACTATAACCGATAAAAAATCAGGTATAGAAGTAGTAATTGAACAAGCTAAAAAATATTTCCCCAAACCATTACCTGATGCAAATGTAACAGAATCAAAAGATGAACAGTATTGGATTCAACCTTACATAACAGGTAAAAGGTTTATTGATGAAGTTTTACTTCATTCTTATGACCCTAGTTCCTTTTATGGGGCAGGAATAAATAGTAATGGACAATTCATATTACGGGATTTCAAAAAATTAATAACGGATAAAGTAGATAATTACGATTATAAATTTTTGAAAACGGATACCATTGATGATAAGACAATACCCATATCCGGTAATTATTATTTAAAATCCAAAAGTGGTTTTATAAATTGTTGGGTAGGTTATAACAGAATAAAGCCTATTTATACATTACAAAATGATTCAATGTATTTTACAAGTGAAGAAATAAAACCATTGATGGCGATGACAAATGCTTTAAGTAGACGAATAAATATAAACAGGGGATTACCTATTGGTACATCCATTGCTAATATACATGACAAGTATTTTGAAGCGTATATAAGAAATATTGCAGGATTATCTTTATTTTCTTCTGAAAGCATTGAAGTAAGTTTTCCATCCATTATGAATGAAATAAGTATTTATGATTTGATTCATTTTTCAGATTCGGTAGCTGTAGGGGAAGGTGTAGAAGCTTTAGAATTTCCTAGCGGTCCTTATATAGTTGGGTTAGTTAGTAGGGTTATTCAAAATAGCCAATTGCTAACAACATGCAAATTATATAGGGAATCAATGAATAGTATCAAAGGTGATTTGTACTAAGGTATATGTATTTTTAAATAGTAAAAGGAATAATTTTTAATGCTTCTAAAAGCCATTGAATATTTTAAAAGAGAAAATAATTTAGAAGGTGATTTTCGTGGTATAGTAGTAAAAAACGATGACCCTGAAAAATTATGCAGAATAAAAGTTAAAATACCAAAAATATTAGAATCGGATGACATTGAAAAATTGCCATGGTGTTATCCACAAGGCATTAGTTCTTTAGGTGGTAGACCGGATTTAAGTAATACAATAATACCAGAAGTAAACAGCCTTATTACTGTTTATTTTCCAAATAAAGACAATGTTTATTTTCCAGTTTACAAAGGCTTTTTTAAAAATAGCAATACAAAGCAAGATATATTCGATGAAGACTACCCCGAAAGTTATGGTTTCGTTGATTCTACAGTTTCCTTTTATAGAGTAAATAAAAAAGAACAGTATGCAGAATATTATCATGTAAGTGGGTTAGTAATAAGAATTGATAAAGAAGGGAATTTAGTAATAGTACATCCTAAAAGTTTAACACACGATATAGGGGAAGATTATAATTTGAATATCGCTAAAAATTTTAATATACAAGTGGGTGAAAATTATAATCTGAAATGTACTAATTATAGTAGGGATGTTTCTGCGAATGACAATATAAACGTAGGTGCTATTTATAGTTTAAGTGCGGGAGCTAATGTAAATATAAATGCAAGTGCAAACTTATCCTGCATGGGTGCAAATATATTTTTTGTTAGTGCTGGTAATTTAGCAGAACAAGTAGGTGGCGCACACTTTATAAAATGTTCTGTTCAAGGTATATTGTCAAGTGGTTTAATAGCACATATGGGTACTTTAATAGCTCATAATCAAGCACCCCCTACACCTATTCCCGCTGTTCCACCTACTCCCCCGGATATGAGTAATTTAGAAAGTGGCATCGCTGATTTGGAAAGTGAAATAAGTAATTTAACATCCAAACTAAATGAATTAAAAACATTAGCTGAAAATTTAAAAAGTAGAGGGGAAGAAGTAAAAGCTAAGTTGGAAAGTGAAGCGAATAGTTTGAAAGGAGATTCATAATGCCGGGTTTTCTTTGCCCTCATAAAGGGTATTTTAAATTTAAATCATTAATAGTAATTGGTGGATTTACTTGGCGGATGCTTTGGACAGGTTCTACTTATGAATGGGAATCATGGAATGGTTCAGCATGGGTTTCTTCCGGCGCACCCCCTACTGATCCTGTTGGATATGTAATTTTTGATCCAAGGGAAAGTGGGATATTTTATGCTAAAGAAGGTGGGGAATCTGGTAGTATGCCGCCTAGTTGGTTTCCACAAGGTACTACTCCCGGCCCTACTCCAACAGTAAGTGATAATGAAATACAATGGGAATTACAATACAACCAACCATTTATTCTTTACCCTGAATGGCAACCAAATCATGTTTATAAACCGGGTGATACTATTAGACAAATGTTCCCTGTTGGTGAACCTGATCCTTATGGTAGTCATAAATATGTAGTACAATCAATTGCTGTTACGGATACAACTACTTTTTGTGTAAGAGAAGCATGTAGAGTATGGGACAAAAATGCTAATAATGGTTTAGGGGAATGTGGTCATGCTCCAAATTTAGGTGGTACTCCGCCTACTCCACCCCCTGCATTTGCGGCATTAGTAAGTGAATATCAAGGTAATGAAGATTTAGATGGTAATGGATTAGTATATGGAAAAGATTTTATGATTGATCCTACTGATCCTGCTAAACCCCCTGCATTAGCAAGTATGGAAGAAGACCCGGATTGGACGGACCCGACTTCTATTATGACGTGGCAAGAATATCTGGATAGTTTATAAGGAGTAATAATGAAAATTACAATTAAAGAAAAACAATTCATATTAAAACGTAGGAAAATGTTAGCTATGAGCGATCAAGCAATGATATATGAAGAAATGAAAAGTAAATTAGAAAGTGAACTTATTGATAATAAGAAAAATGTAACGTATAATTTAATGAATAGATATAAAATTGATAAGAAAAAAGCTGAAAAAATTATTGAGTTATTTAGGTTTGTGGATATTACAGCAAGAATGGAACAAAGATTTGCCCTTATTGAAAAAATAGAAAAGATAATAGGTGAATAAATGTCAGGTGAAACTTCTGTATTAAGTATATGGACAGGTGTTACTAATCATGGTTTACCTTGTTGTCCTCATAATGTAGTAGGTGTAATGATAAATGGTGCTAAAAGTGTACGGGCTGAAATGTCACCTACTGGAAAACAAATGATTCCTTATATAGTTCATAGTTGTCCACATTGTTCTACTGCTTATCCTTATAAAGGAAGTAAAAAGAATTTTTCAGAAGAAAAATTTACTACAAGACAAAATGATTTTGCATTAACTACTGGTTGTGGTTGTTTATTAATGTGTGTATCTTCAAAACAATCGGTGAGGTCAGATTACTAATGGCAACAGCAATTTTATATTCTGATTTAAATGCTATTGACCCTTTTAATAAGCCATTAGTGGATAATATAGAAGCTATATATTCTTTTATTTATAATTTACTTAATACAGGATTAGGGGAAAGACCTTTTCAACCTACTGTTGGTTTACCATTGGACGAATTACTTTTTGAATTGGCAACAGATGAAAATGCTTTACAAATATATCAAATGATAATTAGTGCTTTTGAAACATGGTTGCCAGAAGTTACTTTAAATTATGCAGGTACTAATGTAACACCTATTTACGATGATTATAGGTATGAAATACAAGTATATTTCATAATTGAAGGATGGAATGAAGAACTTTTTATAAGTGGTGAGGTATCTCAATGAGTACTGGCCTTATAAATGTAGAATCCATATCCTATGAAGATATTTTAAATGACATACGTACATATGTAAGGGCAAAACCTGAATATGCACGATGGAAAAGTTTTTATGAAATAGCTACTGGTACTACTATTGAAGAACTTTTTGCGGCAGTTGCTACTTATATAGCTTATCATAATTTAATAGCTCGCCGTGAAAATTATATGATGGATGCTTTAATTAGAAGTAGTGTAGTCGCAAATGCACAAGACAAAGGTTATCCCGTATTCAGGGGAAAAAATGCTCATTTGTATTTAACAGTCATGCCGGATCAAACCATATCTTTTAATAAATTTGATATCGTAGGTAGTGTATCTGGTTATGATCTTGTAGCTTTTGAAGATGTAGCTTTGGAATTTGAAGTTCCAAAATCATTTGAAATAGTAATGGGTAATATAGAAACGGAAGAACAAGTAATACCTTCCCGTAATATAAATACATTTCGATTTATAAAACCAAAAGTAAGTGAAGATTTTATTTTATATGTTAATGATAATGAAGTACCTACTGATAATTTTATATTAAAACTAACAGAAGACAAATATATTGTTCTTACCAATTCATTGAATAGTGTTGATGTTTTGTACCTTAATAAATATCCACCTGATTTGTGGGTATCCAATAGTAGTTACTCCGAAAGCGAATATATTACTCCTAATTTTTCATGGAGAGCTTCTACTATTTATAAAATAAATGATCAAGTTGTACCTACTGTTTCCAATGGTTATAGGTATAAAGTAATTGCTAAAGTAAGCGGTAGTAATACTACAGAACCAATTTGGCCTGAAACTTTAGGAGCTACTGTTGTTGATGGTGGTATTACATGGGAAAATGTAGGGTTAGAATTTACTAATTTATATTATAGAAGTACAACAGTAGGCATAGCAAATTCAGGTACAAATGAACCCATATGGAGTATGGATGTAGGAACGGAAATAGTAGATAATGAAATTACATGGGTATGCACAAATGAAAATATTTATTCCTTATATCCTTATGATACTAATGATGTTTTAAAAATAGCCTATATTCAATTAGAAGATATTCAATTCTCCCCTTCTGCTTTGTCTTTTTTCTATGGAGAGATTACAAATTATATATCCTTAAATGAATATGCAGAACCAGAGGATATAGATTCCATAAAAATAAATGCACCTTTATTCCATGAAACTAAAAAATTAATTCGTGGTAGAAATGATTATAAGAAAATACTAAGGGAAATTTTAGCGAATGTAACTGCTACTAATGGGCATGATATATCTCCGGCAGTAGTTGAATTGACATATGTAAAAGATCATACTACTAATTTATGGTATCCAAATATGTATGTTGATTCAGGACAATATGTAATGCCTTCGATACCTAATAATTTTATTTATCAAGCTGATGTTAGTGCTTATACAACTACGGATACAAAAGGAAATTCAGGAGCGAGTGAACCAATTTGGCCTATTATAATAGGGGAAACTATTCAGGATGGCGAAGTTATATGGCGTTGTGAAAATCAATTAGGCTTACCT